CGCCAAACGAATTCGAACAAATGTATGAAAGAACGAACACTGAGGCTGAGCTTCTGGCAGGTTAAAATGGGAAGAAATTTCTCATTTTAACTTGTACTAAATCTTGACATAGGACCAATTTTATTCTTTTAGAAATCAATTGTCAATATTCGACACAATATTTATTTTTCCAATGCTAGACTAATGATGTTCTCAAATAAGAGAACTCTTCAAGTTTCGGTAGGGCGGTGGATTTTTCTGCCGTCCTAATATTGACGTTTAAGAACAAATGTTCTATAATTGATGTATCGGAGGTAGTGTTGTATGGAATATAAGGATGAAATAATTAAAATGATTGAGAACGTGGAAGATAAAGACCTGTTATTGTACTTGTATGTATTTATTAAAGGAAAAATAGAGGCAGAGTAAAAACTCTGCCTTGTGGTTATATTTTCTTTTCCCAAACGTTACCGCACTTTGAACACACAAACTTTGTTTTGCCGTTTTTGCCTTTAATTCCGGTAGCAGTACCGACAACGGCACCGACAGGCCCGAAGAGACCACCTACTGTGTTACCGACAAGTGCCTTACCGAATGAGAATTTTTTCTTGGTATCAACAGGTATGCCAACACCATCACAGCCAAATTTAGGACATTTAACAGTTTTACTCATAATAAAAATACCACCTTTCTTATTAATTTAATTTATTTTGAGTATTTCCATACATCATATCTATTAAATTCATAATATTTTCCTGCTCTTTATCCGACAATTTAGATAATTTCAACGCGTAGTCCTTGATTTTACTATCCATTTTCGACAAAGCCAAGTCTTTTGTTGCTTCCTCGACAACTGAATGGTGCTCTTTTCCGGTAACTAAATAATCAAGTGAACAATCAAGACATTCTGCAATTTTTACCAACTTAAACAATTTTGGACAGCTTTTTCCTTTTTTCCAATCCGAAAAAGTACTTTTAGGGAAACCGCCATATTTAGCCACTTCTGAATCATTTAACCCTTTTAAGTCTCTTAATTTACAATATCTTTCGTACATAGAAAATCTCCTTTAAAAAAAGTTGTGATTTCTCAACATTTGGGGTTGACAAATAAGACTTCCTAATGTAGAATGAAAAAGAAGTTAGGAAATCTCAACTCAATAAAAAATAAAATTGAGAAAATAATATTATGTTTCTGGACAATTCATAGTATACACGATTTTCTAATTTTTATCAAGACATAGTTAGGATTTTTGAACTAAAAACAAAAACTGCTAGCGTACTACCTCTAACAGCCGTTGCCTTATATGGCACTTTTTATAGCAACGGATTTCCTAACTATTGTCAAGAAAGGAGATGGGAAATTGAATAAGAAAAAACGACAGGCGAGCTTTAAAAAACTTGATACGCTCATAAAAGCTAGAAACGTTTCGTTTTACAAACTGTCGGAGGAGCTTGGAATGGCGCGAAGTACTTTTTCAGATTGGAAGTCGGGAAAATCAATGCCAAAAACAGACAAGCTAATTAAGATTGCTAATTATTTTGGCGTGGAAGTTTCTTATTTTATCGAGTAGAAAGGAGAAAGCATGAACGATTTACAAATTTTCAACAATGAAGAGTTTGGAGAAATCAGAACTATAACTAAAGATGATGAAGTTTTATTCTGCCTTGGAGATTTATGCAGAATATTAGAGCTTACAGCAAAGGGAGTAAAGCAGAGGCTTACTGACGAGGTAATTTCAAATTACCCCATCCCAGATTCACTTGGAAGAATACAGAATACCATATTTGTCAATGAAGATGGTTTGTACGATGTAATTCTTGACAGCAGAAAAGAAAATGCGAGGAAGTTTCGTAAATGGGTGACATCAGAGGTACTTCCGTCAATCAGAAAAACAGGCAGTTATGGTATGCCAAAGACAACAGGCGGTCAGATACAGCTTTTGGCGCAGGGCTACACAGAATTAGAGCAGAAAGTAAACGACATCAAAGATGATGTGAGCGAGCTTAAGGAAAATGTACCACTTTATAGTTGCGATATTGACGAGATACAACAGCATGTTAAGCGCAGAGTTGTAAATATTCTTGGTGGTAAGCAGAGCGAAGCATACAGAGATAACAGTATCAGACATAAGACGTTTTCTGATATATGGACACAGTTAAAGCGTGAGTATGGTTGCGTATCTACTTATAAGAGTATCAAGAGGAAGTATATAGACGATGTGCATGAGTTCATTGATTGCTATGTCGTGCCTAAGTATCTTGATGAGCTTATTCAAGACGCAAACGCTCAACAGAGTTTTGCATAGCGAGGTGATTGTATGAGAAAAAGAACTTTAAAACAAAAATTCTACACCGGCTGTGGCTACTCGATTTTCGGAGCATTAGCGTTTGCATTTTTCCTTGGATTATCGGTGGCATACGGAATTAAGACAGCGAGTATTATCGTTGGAGCAATCGTAACAGTATTTTGGTTGATACTGATTGCAATATGTCTCATAGAGGAGGGCGAACCGCATGAGAAGAAAAAGGATATTGATGTTATTGACTTTAATAATTGGAACTATGACCTTAAAGCCAATAGCAACGAGAGCAGATAGCAAAGTTGAGCTGACAGCCGGTGTTACTTCCTATTTAAATAGCGTAATGCTAGGAAAGATTGAGCCGACAGTAGTTGAGAATGAGCCGGTTGTAGTTGAGCAGGCCTATGAAGAGCCAACGGTTCCAACTTGCCACAAGAAGTACAGTTGTAGCCGATTTAAGAAGCTAGGGCGAGTCCGATACGGCGATTACACTTATACGTGGTACTCACAGAGAGTGTTACCTGGAGGTGGACTTAATATTCCGGGCAGACATCTAAACGAGCATGGGCTTGTAGTTGATGAAAACGAGTATGTAGTAATGGCAAGTGACGATTTACCACACGGAGTTGTGGTTGATACTCCTGTTGGCATACAAGGAATTGTATATGACGAGGGTAGTGGAAATGGAAATCTTGACATCTACTGCGATTGGTAGCCAATTGAAACGTCAGAGTGCTAACGATTACCTACAAGAACTATATCGAGCTAAACGGCACGAGGACAAAGCATTTGACTTTCAAGCGTTACTAGATAAAGAAATGGAGAAGCTAAATGAGCAACAATGTAAGACGAATTAGGCTAGGCGATACGAGATACCGATTGAAGCCATTAACAAGAGAGCAGAAGCTATTGCTCAACAAGGCTCATTATGTGGCGAGCGAGTGGCTTTTTGTGTCGGAGTCGGACTCATACCTAAGAGTAGTGAAGAAATCAAGCCTACACGGAAATTTGATTCTAAAAACCATAAACAAATAATAGAAAGAGAGGAAACACAATGAGAATTATACATATTTTTGCGCAGAATTTTTGTAAATTCTATGGCAAAAACACATTAGACGCAGATTTTTCAATGAAAACTGTATTGTCCGGTCAGAATGAAGTCGGCAAATCGACAGTTAAGAGAATTATTCTTGATGTGCTGAATTGCCATGACGAGAACGACAGAGAAATTACAGGCATAAGACCACATGATGAAAACGGAGTCGAGATTGACGATGTTGACATTGTAAGAGCTGTTACCTTTGAAATTGGTGGAAAAGCAAAGAATCTAAAAAAGGTTACAAGGCAGAAACGCAACAAAAAGGGCGAGATTACAGGCAGTGTTACTGATTACTCAATCAACGATGTACCTTACAAAATGGCTGACTACAATCAGTACATCAATGACAACATGGCAGAACTTGGAGTATTACCATTTTGCTTAAATGCCATGACATTGCTCAATAAGTCACAGGCAGAGCAGAGATTAGCACTTGCAAGCTATTTTGGCACACATACTGATGAAGAAATCTGCGATATGTTTCCACAGTTTGCCGAACTTAAGCCGATGTTTGACGATGGTGACGTAGACCAGCTCAAAAAAGTATGCCGTGGCAAGCTAAACGGCACAGGCGGTAGGAATGGCTCAAAAGGACTTGTCAAGGAAAGAGACGAAATCTCAACAAGGATTGATACAATTCATTCCACCAATGAGTATACAGACCTTGCAGAACTTGAATTGCAAAAGAAAACCTATGAGCCACAGCTTAAGGAAATTGAAGATAAGCTGTCCGACTACAATAAGATTTTAGAGGACAAGCAGAAAGCCACAGAGGACATTATGAACCTTAAATTTGAGCTTTCAGACATGGAGAGAAAAGCCAATGCTGACAATCAGAAAAAGCGCATGGAGTTACAGTTACAGATTGATGGTTTCAATGCTTCAATTCACAAAACAGAGTCAATGATAAGAGCTAAAAAGGCTAACATTAAAAACTCTGAAGGAGAGATTAGACTTTGTGCAGAGGGCTTAGAAAAGGTACGTGCTGATTGGAGAAAAGCAAAAGAGCTTGCCTTTGACGAGAGCAGTATTAATTGCCCGATGTGCGGTCAGAAGTTGCCGGAAGATAAGATAGAGAGCATGAGAGCTGAATTTGGCGAGCGAAAAACAAGAAACCTAAAGGCACTTGAAGATAAAGGAAATGCACTATCAAATGATAGCAAGGAGCTTAAACAGGTTATCGAGGATAGGGAAAAAGAGATAGCTGACCTCGAAGCAGAACTTAAGGAGCTGACAGAAAAGCGTGATACTGTTGCTAACGAGTTTGAACGTGATAGCATCGCTAAAGAGCTTGGAATGGTACCTACTGATATTGATATGACAGGCAACAGTGAGTATCAGACACTTAAAGCCAAAATCGAGGAAAAAGAGAAAGCCCTTGCCGATGAAAACGATACATCAGAGCTTATCAGAAAGCTCAAAAACGAGCGAAACGAATTGTTAAGGCAAGTTTCATCAGTTGATACAAAGATTGAGCTTGGTGTGGCGAATAACAAGCGTATAGATGATAGCATAGCTGACCTTGAAGCAAAGAGAACCGACCTCAATCAGGAGATTGCTGATTGGGAGAGAAAGCTTGATTTGCTGAAAGAGTTTACTCGAAAGAAAAACGAGCTTTTACAGGCCGATGTTAATAAGTATCTGAATTTTGCCACAGCAAAGCTGTTTAGACCGCTCTTAAATGGTGATACCGAGGAGTGCTGCGACTTTGTTTACAATGGTGAAGCATATGCAAGAAATCTCAATCATGGCGCAAGGATGTTAACGGAAGTTGACATATGCCGAGCTTTTCAGAAAGTAGCAAGTGTTAATTTCCCAATTATCATTGATGATACAGAGAGCGTTGACGATTGGAGAATACCACAGATTGATAACCAATTGATTATGTTAAAGCATACACAGGACAAAGAGCTTGTGATTGAAAATATGGAGGCATAGAAATGATTAAAGCAAAAAACGGAGAAGTTACATTTAGAGGTACAAAAAACAATATTATAGCAGAGGCGGTTACTGTTTTACATGCGCTCAAAGAGGAACTTTCAGAGGAAGAGTACAAAATGGTAATTAGACTTGCTGATAAAAGCAGGGAGCAGTTAAGCGACGAAGCCAAGAAAATGAGAGAAGAAGCCAAGAAAATGAGAGAAGAAACCGAGAGAATGAAAGAAGAACTCAAAAAGTTACTTGGATTATAGGAGGTATAGAAATGAGCATCAAGAAAAGAAATTATTACATGGGCGGTAAGAAGCATACTGTAGAACTTAAGTATGACGGATATATGTATACAGTCATATCTGACGGAGTTTTATTCAAGCAGACACCTAATGAACTGTTTGCGGTTCAGGTTTTTAATGAGGTTTAAGACAATGGAAGAAATAAGAACAAATCTATCAAAAGAAGATGTTCTACACAATATGCTTGAGCTTGTCGGCTATTTAGTCGAACAAGAGGAAGAGGTAGACGAGATTGAGGTAAAAGTGAAAGATTTGAATATGCAATTTAAAGCATGGAGAGATGAGAAGCAAAGAGAGGAGAATCGATGAGTATAAAAGGATATAAGGCATTTAACAGAGGAATGATATGCAAAGGCAAGCAATACGAAGAAAATACTACTTACGAAGAAAAAGGAAACAAAATATGTGAAGCGGGTGTAATGCATTTCTGTGAAAATCCATTTGATGTGTTGAATTATTATCCACTTATTGATGAAGATGGCAACATTTCAGATTTTGCAGATGTTGAAGCTATTGGAGATATTTATAAAGGAAAGGATAAAACAGCTACAAATAAGCTCCATATTGGTGCAAAACTTGGGCTTAAAGGGTTTATTAAGGCTTGCGTAGATTTTACAATTGAGAAAACAAAAGTTGAGACAGTCAAAGCAGACGATGTTGGTATCAGTAGTGGAGATTACGCAAAGATAGGCAATAGTGGATATTACGCGCAGATAGGCAGTAGTGGAGATTACGCAAAGATAGGCAGTAGTGGAGATTCCGCAAAGATAGGCAGTAGTGGATATTCCGCAAAGATAGGCAGTAGTGGAGATTACGCAAAGATAGGCAGTAGTGGAGATTCCGCAAAGATAGGCAGTAGTGGAGATTCCGCAAAGATAGGCAGTAGTGGATATTCCGCAAAGATAGGCAGTAGTGGATATTCCGCACAGATAGGCAGTAGTGGATATTCCGCACAGATAGGCAGTAGTGGAGATTACGCAAAGATAGGCAGTAGTGGATATTCCGCAAAGATAGGCAGTAGTGGAGATTACGCAAAGATAGGCAGTAGTGGAGATTCCGCAAAGATAGGCAGTAGTGGAGATTACGCAAAGATAGGCAGTAGTGGAGATTACGCAAAGATAGGCAGTAGTGGAGATTCCGCAAAGATAACATCAGAAGGTAATAACTCTGTGGTTATGGCAGCAGGCTGCAATTCAATAGCAAAGGCAAAAATCGGTAGTTGGATAACATTAGCCGAATGGATTAGAACTGATAAAGCAAATGATAGTGGTAATTATATATGGATTCCTAAGTGCGTAAAAACAGAATATGTAGACGGAGAACGTATCAAAGAAGATATATTCTATAAATTAGTTGATGGCGAATTTAAAGAAGTAGAAAGCGAGGATTAATTATGGCAGAGAATACAGCAGTTGCGGAAAAGAAAGAAGCTGAAAGCAGAGAGCTTGTAGCAAAAGATTTTACAGAGGGAATGGTTGTGAAAATCAAGCAGAAAGAGAAATTTGGCTTGACATTTCCTAAAGATTACAACTATACAAATGAGCTTATGTCGGCAATGCTTATCTTACAGGACACACAGGATATGAATAAGAAGCCTGTATTACAGAGCTGCACAAGGGCAAGTATCGAAAATGCACTTATTGAAATGGTGACAGACGGATTATCAATAAGAAAGAAACAGTGTTACCCAGTCGCTTATGCGGGCAAATTAAGCTGTCAGCCGTCTGTTTATGGTGCGACTTGTCTTGCTAGAAGATATGGGCTTAAAGACATTAATGCATCAGTTATTTATAAAGGAGATGTATTCAAGTACCACAAAGAGGATGCAAAGACAATTATTGATTGCCACGAACAGAGCTTTGAGAATATCGACAATGACAAGATTGTTGGTGCTTATGCAGTAGCAATTATGGGAAATGGTGAGAAGATTGCAGAAGTTATGACTATGGCACAGATAAAGACAGCTTGGAAACAGGGATACGGATATAAGGAGACCGGAAACGGAGTTCATCAGAAATTCGCAGACCAAATGGCTATGAAAACTGTTAAAAATAGACTTCTCAAAGCTATCAACAATACTCATAGCGGTTTTGGCAAAGAAGATGATTATGAGGAAATCAGCCACGATGAAATGCTTGAACAGGATGTTGCCTACGACATTGAGCAGAACGCAAACACAGTAGATTTTGACGAGGACAACATAATTGATGTGGAGCCGACCGACACAGCCGACAAGCAGTCAGAGGAGCTACCGCCATTCATGCAGAAGTGAGGAGGGCTGATATGAGAGCAATTTCACAGGCAGGAAAAACAGATGTTTCTTATGAAAACTTTGTTTTTTCAATATTAAATAGCAGTGGCGGGAATTATGGAATTGTTGCGGTTAAAAATGTCACAGAACCGCCGGAAGTGTTTCTGAACAGTCTTATTGCAACTTATTCCACCGAAGCAAAGGCAATTAAGGCTATGGAAATGCTAAGAGAAGCATATATCGGTATGCCTATCGTAATGCAGAATGTTGATATTTCAGACGATGTGGCAAAGGAATTTGAAAGATTAAAGAAATGTGGCATTATGGTGCAGGTAGAAAATCAGCCGCCAAAAGTAGATTTTATCAACAATGTTGTTTTTCAGTTCCCACAGGATGATGAAATCGAGGTGTGAGTATGAGATTAAAATGCTTAGGCTCATCGTCAGCCGGAAATTGTTATCTACTAACTTCCAACAGTGGAGAAACACTTATCCTTGATTGCGGAATACCGATTAAGGAAATCAAGAAAGGCTTAGATTGGAACATAAGGGGGATAAAGGGTGTGATTATAAGTCACACCCACCTCTAGACCATTCAAAGTCATTAAACGATTTTAAGGCTATGGAAATACCGATTTATGCACCATATTTGAAGATTGATTATATGTCAATGAATATGGGCGAATTTACAGTAAAACCCTTTGATTTAACAACAATAGACGGAAATTGGACACACACAAATGCAAACGGAACACCTTGTCCGATATTCGGCTTTCTGATTACTCACAAGGAAATGGGAAGAATGCTTTACATAACCGATTGTGAATTAATCAAGTGGAGATTTAAAGACATAAACCACATTCTCTTAGGTGTGAATTATGACAAGGATTTAATCGACAGAGACACAGGCAAAGCTAACCATGTATTCAGAGGTCACTTAAGCATTGACACGGCTTGTGATTTTGTTAAGGCAAATTATTCAGATAGCTTGCAGAACGTCATAATGTGCCATCTATCGGCAGAAAATTCTGATAGAGATAGTTTTATCGAGAAGATGAAGAAAGTCGCTTATTGGGCGAATGTGGATGTTGCAGAACGCAACAAGGAATGGCTACTTGCTAATCCTAATGAGTGCCCTTTTTAGAAAGGAGATGAAATCACTGTATTATGGGCTCCGCATTACGAGTATATAGAGATATATGGTATTTCTGACGAAGAGTTTGAAAGAGTTATGAAAGAGGCAAAAGGATATTAGCGAGTGCCCTTTTTAAAAATTAAACAGACAGGAGAAAAATAATGAATATTGTAACACTTTTAGGACGATTGACACGTGACCCGGATATTAGATACACACAGGGCGAAAATGCAATGGCAATAGCAAGGTTTACACTTGCCGTTGACAAGAATTTTAAAAAGAAAGGTGATACGGCAAATTTCATTAACTGCGTGGCTTTTGGCAAAATAGCTGAAACAGTAGAAAAGCACGTATTCAAGGGTTCGAAGATTGCAGTTATCGGTGAGTGGACTACAGGCAGCTATAAGAATAGAGACGGAAACACAGTCTACACTAACGATTGCAACATATCTAAACTTGAGTTTTGTGACAGTAAAAATTCAAGTGGCAGCAGTGCAGAGCCACATCCAAAACCCGATGATTTCTTTATGAACATTGATGACTCTATTAATAGTGAAGAATTACCATTTGCGTAAGATTGAGGTGGAAAGTGAAAGAAGAATGGAGAGACGTTGTTGGTGCTGAAAAATTTTACAAGGTAAGCAGTTACGGAAACATTGTGAATAAGCTTACCGGAAAGCGCCTTAAGCCTTCAAAAAGTGGCTCGTATAATCATATCGAACTTAGATATGGAGTTAATAAGAATTACTTAGTCCACAGACTTGTGGCAGAAGCATTTATTCCAAACCCCAATAATTTGCCACAGGTTAATCATATTGACGAGAATAAGAGGAACAATCGTGTTGATAATTTAGAATGGTGTTCTGCAAAATATAATTCTACATATGGCAAAGGCAGTAAGGCAAAAGAACATAGAATTATCCAATTTGATTTATCCGGTAACGCTCTAAAAATATGGGAAAGTATAAAAGAGGCTAGTATGAGCTTGGGAATAACATATCAAAGTATTTCCTCTTGCTGTAGAGGACTCGATAAATCAGCCGGTGGCTATATTTGGACTTATGCAAATTTGATAGACACTCATTTGCGCTGGAAAAAGAAATAACTCATAGGGCAGTCAATAACGGCTGCCCTAGAAAGGAAAAATAATGGATTATACAAATAAAATATTTGCAAATATTGCAAAGGATATGTCAGAGCAAAAAGATATTGCAGTTGTAAGAGCGTTTGTATTTCAGATTACAGAACTGCTACAGAAAAATGGCATTATGCCAATATGCACTGAAAGATACATGAATATCAATTCTGATAAATCAAGTTACAGTTTTATCAGAAAAATCAATATCTCATTTGATGAGCTTGATTGCACCAAGCATGACCGAAAAGTGAGAGAGCAGGCATACAGAGATTTTATCAAGGAATTTGAGGATAGAGTTAATTCAAAAGATATATCTGAAAAACTCTTTGAAACTGAATGTATATTATTGGAGCGTGATAAGAATGGGATTGATTGATGCTGACGCACTAAAGAAAGATTTAAAATCGGTTACTTTAAGCAATGGAACTTTAGTAAATACAAATACAGTATTGCATTTACTAGAAGAATATCCGACCGCTTATGATGTAGATAAGGTTGTGGAGCAGTTGGAAGAATTAAAAAGTCAAGTCCCTGTAAACAGAATCCTTGATGACATCATAAAAGATAAACCGAAAGAATTAGGTCAGTTGATTGCTTACAATAAAGCAATCGAGATTGTAAAGGCAGGTGGCAATTCTTGAATTATCAGAACATAGCGAGAGCCAAGGCAATAGAACAGGAAAACAAAAAGCGACTGTTGAAACTGAATCCAAAGCTGAATGACAGGAGTGGGATTTACTTCCTACTCCGAGAAGATGAAAACGGATTTAAGTACGCTTATATCGGACAGGCGGTACATACACTTAGCAGATTGGCAAGCCACCTTGTGGGATATGAACAGCACATAGACCTTAGTTTGAAACGCCATAAGCTGTACGATAAAGAGAAAAACCCTTATGGTTGGCGAGCTGAGTTTCTGAATTTTCCCGAAAGCCAGCTTGACGAGAAAGAGAAGTATTACATCAAGCTATATGCCGATAAGGGTTATCAGCTTAGAAATGTCAGTTTAGGCGGTCAAGGAGAAAATCGTGCAAGCGGTTCAATAGGCGAGAGAAAAGCACCTAAAGGCTATATGCAAGGCATACAGCAAGGCAAAAAGGTGTTAGCGAGGGAATTATCGGCTATTGCTGAAAAGCACCTTATAATCCGCTTAAAGCCCGAAAAAGAGCACAACAAGGTATCGCAGAAACAGTATGAGAAGTTTATGGATTTATTGAAAGCGGGTGAAGTAGATGGCTAAAGCAGTATTGGTTATGGATATGCCGGAATCGTGTTTTGGCTGTAATTTATGTCATATTGACGACGAGGAAGACAGAGTAACATGTCAGGCATATGAGACAGCAAAAGAAGTTAATTCTGACATATTTGAAAAACCGGAGTGGTGTCCTCTTCGGGAGCTGCCGAAGAAGAAAGAAGAGTTTGAACTACGGAAGTGCAATGGTTCTGTGAAAGGGACATGGAAAGTCCCATTGATTGAGAATAAGGGCTTTAATGCCTGCTTGGATGAAATTTTAAAAGAAAAGAAAGTGGGTGATTCAGAATGAAGATTTTAAGCAAGAAGAAATGTGAAGAAATTCTGAAAAGAATTACTGCAAATGAAATTATTCAGGCAGAGTACGGACTACACGATATGGAAGCGGAAACAAAAGCAACGGAAAATAGAGCTGAGATAGCTTTTATTGTCGGTGGCTTCAAGGGTATGAATAAGGTACAGAACACGTTGAGAAAAAGGTATAACAATATAAACCACGAGGAAAAAGGCTAAAATACATCAACCGAAACTTGAAGAAAATAGGAGATGATGATATGGCGATATACAGAAATGTCCAGTTGTCATTTTGGACGGACAATAAAATCTTAGATGATTTTACACCGGAGGACAAGTACTTTTACTTATACTTACTCACTAACCCACATACAAACATATGCGGTTGTTACGAAATAAGTTATAAGAGTATGTCGGACGATACAGGCTATAACAAAGAGACAATTATAAGGCTACTTGAAAGATTTGACAAAGTACATGGTGTCATTAAGTTTAGCCCGAGTACAAAAGAAGTGCTTATTTTGAATTGGTATAAGTATAATTGGAGTAAGTCAAACAAAGTACTTACAGGGGCATGCAACGTAGCAAAATACATCAAGAATGAAAGCTTTAAAAAATACATTTTTGACACCATTGAGAGCGTTAGAAATAATACCTTAAATATACCCTATGAATACCCTATGGAGACATCTGTTTCTGATACTGATTCTGATTCTGTATCTGATACTGTTATTAATAATATAGATAATAATAAAGAGATATATATAAATATTATTAACTATCTAAATAATAAATGTAATACAAGATATAGATATAATACTCCTAATACCAAAAAGCATATTAAAGCAAGACTTAATGAAGGATATACAGAGCAGGACTTTTATACAGTTATCAGCAAAAAGGCTGATGAATGGCTTGGAACAGAACAGGAGAAGTACTTAAGACCCGACACTTTGTTCGGAACTAAATTTGAAAGCTATCTGAATCAGCAGATTAGCAAAAGCACACAATCAAATAAGCAATCATCACAACTTGATAGAATTTTAGAAAGTTTGAGAGGTGAGACGATATGACGGAAGGGGAGGCAAAAAAACTTTTCGCAGTTATGACAGTGGCATATCCAAATTACAGAATTGATGATATTGAATACACAGCTAAGATATGGGCGGACTTTCTTGGAGGATATTCATACGAGCAGGCGAATGTGGCGCTTAGAACATACATAACAACCGATACAAGCGGATTTGCACCGAGCATCGGACAGCTAATCAACAAACTGCATGAGGTTCAATCCCCACAGGAGCTTAACGAAATGGAAGCATGGTCACTTGTCAGCAGGGCACTACGAAATGGCTACTATGGTGCAGTTGAAGAATTTAACAAGCTGCCACCACTCGTACAAAAGGCTGTCGGGAGTCCTGATAATCTTAGGAACTGGGCACTGACGGACAGCAAGAGCATTGAAAACGTAGTACAGTCAAACTTTATGAGAACTTATAGGGTAGTTGTTAATCGAGCGAAGGAGTATCAAAGAATGCCAAATGATATAAAGGCATTGATTGAAAGCGCCAATAGAAGCTCGTATTCGGCTCAAATCGGTGTTAAAAATCAGCAGACGATAAAATTATCGCTTGAAGATAATAAAAGCCAAAATAAGCCGATTAAAGGTATTCCAATGCCAAAAGAAATTAAGGAACGCATCGAGCGAATGAAAAGATAGGAGGTAAAGAGGTTTTGGTCGACCAATTAAAACATGTTTTACTCCTAGCAAAAAAATGATAAAAGACAAGTATTCTAGGCAGAGATATGAAGAACGAAAGGCTAGTAACCTTTGCGTGCTTTGCGGAAAACCGCTTGATAGAGAAGGTGTGGTTTGTACGGCATGTAACAGCAAACGTACAGCATATGGTCGAGAGCTTTATAAGAAATTACAGGCAGTTGGTGTTTGCCCTAGGTGTGGCAAGAACTTGCTATATGGTGACGAAAAAAGCTGTGTTGAGTGTAGGGCGAAATCAGCCGAAGCCATGTCAAAGATACGTGCTGCTGATGTTGAAAAATACAATGAACGACAAAAAGTATGGCGAAAAGCGCGATACGAAAAAGACAAGAAAAATGGCATATGCACACGCTGTCGTAAAAGGAAAGCAGACCTAGGACACACCACTTGCACATTTTGCAGAGAAACAATGAGAAGAGCACACGTTAAAATGCCTGAAAGAACCGGCAGATATGAACAAGGATTATGCTTCTTCTGTGATAATCCGGTAAAACCCGGATATAAGGTCTGTGAAAAACACTATCAGCAAAACGTTAAGAATGCAACTTGCGAAAAGGCAAACTTGGCACGGCAGAAGATAAAAGAAAGGAGTCCACAATGGACACCTTGAAAGATTTTTACGATTTTTACCGACCACTGCAAAGGAAATATGACCTGCAAATGATTTACAAAACAAATAGCAAGGAAGCAAAAATAACTATCCGGTGGCGGGATAAAGAGCTTGTAAAAGTCACAGAAGAAACTACCGAAGCCTGTTTTATCAGGGCAAAACGAGAACTTGAAGAAAGAATGAAGAAATATGAGCAACAAACTAAAACCAAAGAAAAAGCACAAAGAGCCGGATTTTACATGGACAAAATCAGAGAGAGTTACGCTGAAAAACAGCAGTAACCGCAGAAAGCTCGTAAGGCGGTCTTTCACAGACTTTATGGACTTAGGCTACTATGTACTGTATTTACATCATGGATTTGGTAATAAGCGCATTGTAAGGCTTGAAAGAACCATAAATGAGTACCTTGACAGGGCGCAGAGTGAAAAAGAAATGAAAACTGAAACGCTTGCTGAACTTTTGAAAGTGAGATACGGCATTGATGTACAGAAAGAGATTAATTTAATCCCAATGCAACAATTGATTAGGATTTATCAGAGTAATCCACTTACAATAAATGACACACGACAGCTCTTAAGCAACACGGCATACAGCTATATTGCTTTAGCATGTACGGCACTTAAGCTGATGTTTAAATTGTCGGTTAAGGAAATTAAAGAGTTTATCGCAGAATTTAGGGATTTAATTGACACGCTGTATAAATTTAATCAATTCGGTCTGACATTACCAAAGGTGGCACAATGCCTTGCTGATGAAGTTAATTACGTTGATGAAAGGTACATAAAGGTGATTGATTAATGACTTACGCATGGGATAACGACAGCACTCAAAATGCTCACATAAAGCAGATGAGAGATTTAAACACATGCTGGATTATGGGAAAGGAGCAAAGCATGGGACTAATTGATGTAGACACACTAAAGAAAGATTTAGAATCGGTTACTTTAAGCAATGGAACTTTAGTAAATACAAATACAGTATTGCATTTACTAGAAGAATATCCGACCGCCTTTGATGTGGACAAGGTTGTGGAGCAGTTGGAAAAGAAGATACAGACGCATGAGTGTTGTATAGAATATGAAAAGAAAAATGGAACGATAACAGAAGAATTTCAGCAAAGAAAAGCGGTTGAAGTGCTGAAAGATGCAATAGAGATTGTAAAGAGAGGCGGAAAGGAGCAGTAATGAATATTGATAAATTTATAGAACATGCGCAAGAATCAGCTAGAGAGCATCGTTATCATGCAGATTTCTTTGATATAAATAATCCTATGCGTGGCGCTTGCATTAAAAGCGCAGAAGATTGCGAACAGTTAGCTGAATGGCTTGAAAAATCCAAAGAGTATCAGCAGTTAGAGGAACAGGACAGACTTGTTAAGCTGCCTTGCAAATATGTGTATTACATTGTTGATATAAACAATCCTAAGTATGCAATGGTTACGAAAAGGCCTATAAGGGAGCTTGCGGTATATGAAATTGAGGACATTGACAAGGAAAATTGCAAGTATTTTTCCACAAAAGAAAAAGCCGAAGCAAAACTGAAAGAATTGAGAGGTGGGGAATGACAATTAGTGAGTTTTTCAAAGAGAAATATTCAGCAAGAAAAGATAAAGACAACATGTATGGTGTTGGCATGAGTGATGCCGAATTCCGGCACTTCATCATTGAGTATTTGTTACCGGACGGCTGGTGTGTCTCAGACCCACTTGGACAGTCACAAATCAATGAGATTGCCATTTATGAAATTCTTGAAAAACATTCTAAGAAATTCAGAAAAGAGCACAAGAAATATTTAAAAGAATTGAGAGGTGGAGAATAATGTGTAGTAGCAAACAAATAAAAGAGCTTGCGGAACGTAATGCTATTTACGAGTTTGAAAAGACAGTAAATATGTATGGCAAGGAGTATATAAGATACTATTATAACAAATTAGCTGAATTGAATGGCAGTATTAATAGCACTTGTAGCTGCCAGCACAACAGCAATTCAAGAGATAATGAGTCCTGTTGCAGATGTGATAGCAAGCAGACCAATGCTGACAGAATAAGAAATATGCCGGATGAAGAGTTGGCGGAATTTCTAACAACTGTAACAAGTGATGCTATATGTGGAAGCTCATGGGATTATGATGGGTGGATTAAAGAGCTTCAATCAGAAGCTGAATAGGAGAGAGTATGGAAGAAAGAGACTTATTTAAGGCAAAGAGACTTGATAACGGAGAATGGGTTACAGGACATTATGTAAAAGGTTTAAATATGTATGACAAAGAAGTTCATCTAATATTTGAACCTAACACAATGTTTTATTCTGGCGGAGAGACAGACGGATGGTACAAAGTAGACCCGACCACTATTTGCCAATGTACAGGCTTGAAAGACAAGAATGGAAAGCTGATTTGGGAGAATGATATTGCTAGTTATTCCGATTTAATCACAAGAGATAAAAAAATAATTTGCATTGAATGGAACAAAATGCAAGCGTCATTTGTTAGAAAATATAGAAGTCCTATGGGTTTGCAATATCTTTATCTTGACGAATATATAGCAAGTAGAATGGAGGTTATCGGCAACATTTTTGACAATAAAGAGTTATTAGAAAGTGAGGGATAATATGACAGCGAAAAAAGCAATTGAATTTTTGCGAATGCATTTTGAGTATCTAAAAGAAAGATGGAAACCATACCCTGATTACAACGTTTTAGAAGCAATTAGATTTGCAATATCAGCAATAGAAAAGCAGATACCAAAGAAACCTATCATGAAGCAGTATTTTGAAGATTTGGAAGAGGAGTACTTGTGCTGTCCGACATGTGGAGAAATTTTGACAGACAGAATACCGGCTGATAATAAGACTTTCTACTTCCACTGTATGAATTGTGGTCAAAAATTTGATTGGAGCGATGAAGCATGACCAACATAACAACAGTAGTATACACCATCCTTATAATATTCGGATTAATCGGTCTGACAGAGGTAGTACTTGCATGGTGCGACATTCACGGACGAGATAAGACCGATGATGAGATTCAAGAACAGTGGTGCAGTGAAAATATTAAACATTAATTAATTTATCAGAAAGGAATAGGTTGTGCGCACATAAAACCGAGGTTTCCTTTTGGTAAGAGAAAATGAATTTTGACAATTACTCTTGTGATAATCAAATGTCTTTATTTGACTTCACAAGAGAACCGATTAGCATAACAAAGCCTATTCGCTTAATAGAACTTTTCGCCGGCTACGGAAGTCAGGCAATGGCACTAAAGAGAATAGGCACTAAATTTGAGCGTTACAGAGTTGTGGAGTTTGATAAGTATGCCATAGCAAGCTATAACGCAGTGCATGGCACAGACTTTCCTACAATGGATATAACTAAGGTTCATGCAGAAGATTTAAATATCTGTGACACAAATGCATTCACTTACTTACTTACTTACTCATTTCCTTGTACGGATTTATCAGTTGCCGGAAAACAAGCCGGAATGTCTAAGGGCAGTGGTACAAGAAGCGGTCTGCTATGGGAAGTTGAGAGAATACTAACAGAAATCAGAGATAGCAACGGAAAATTACCACAGATTTTGTTCATGGAGAATGTGCCGCAAGTACATAGTCAGGATAATATGCCCGACTTTAGAAAGTGGTTAGATTTCCTTGAAAGCCTTGGTTACACAAATTACTATCAAGATTTAAACGCTAAGAATTATGGTGTAGCACAAAATCGTGAAAGATGCTTTATGTTTTCATTCCTGGGCGAGTACAATTACCATTTTCCGCAACCTATACCCCTCAAAAAGAAGTTGAAAGACTATCTTGAGGATAATGTAGATGAAAAGTATTACATCAACAATGAAAAGGCTGACAAGCTGATAAAACAGCTTATTGACAACGGCACATTGCCACAACACAGCAGAGCGGAATTTCAAACTTGCGGTCAGACGGAAACCTTGTTGTTAAGAGGAATGGCAAGTAAGAAATATGAACCATATGCAGAAAAGGTAGATATTTCCACTACATTATGTGCTAGAGATTATAAAGGATTAAACAACTTCGGTCAGAATGGAGTGATTGAAGTAATGGCAGATGTAAAGGTAATAGGACAAATGGATAACACGATAGTTGCTATGCGTGGCAGAAATCCCGATAATCCGTCAGATAGAACTATAGGAAGTCCGACAGAGCAGAGATTAGATGTAAATATGCAAGGTACAAGTAATTGCTTGACGAGTGTGCAGAAAGACAATTTATTGCTTGAAAATAATATCCAAAAAGTCGGTCAAATATCAAGCAATGGTTCCCAATGCGGTACAGTTATTTCTGATAATGGAATATCCGCCAATCTTGTAGCCGGTACACACGGATATGCGAATAGCCATATTGCTACACAATATCGTATCAGAAAGCTAACACCGAGAGAGTGTGGACGGCTGATGGGTGTATCTGATGAAGATATTGACAAAATGGCAGCAGTAAACAGCAACACGCAACTATATAAGCAATTCGGCAACTCAATTGTGGTAGATGTTATGTGCGCTATGTTTAAAAATCTGAATATCAAGCAAGGAGATAGCAATGAAACACTACAAGCCAATTAAATGCGTAGTCTGTAGCAAGATATTTACACCGACCGCAGCCAACCAAAATACGTGTTGCGAAGCACATAGACAACAGAGAGCTACGGAATTAAGAAAAATCAGAGAAAAGAAAAGACTCAAAAGAAAGCCCGTTAAGAAAAACAAACTTGCGGAAATCTGCGAGATTGCTAAGAGTAAGGGCATGAGCTACGGACAATATATGGCAGAACAGTATAAAAAAGAGGTGACAATAAGATGAATAGCAGAACTATAAGTGATATAGAACCAATCGAAAGACAATGTGTATACGAGGACAACAAGCCGTGTAACAGCTCATGCCGATATTCAAATACTTGCATACACAGTACAAGCAAAACCGAAGAATAGGAGATAGGCTTATGAAGTTTTCAAAACTTACTAAGCCGGAACTTGAAGAAATTTTGAAAAATGCCAATTTCACCGATGAGGAAGCAGAAGTTTTTGAGTTGTTAGTTGCTGATAAAAGCCTTGAAGAGGTATCACAGAGACTATTAATCTCAAAAACAACCACTTCCCGGAGAGTGGCAACCATTAAGGAAAAGATAGAAAGGAGTCAGGCGATGATTAACAAAGTACCAATATGGGAAAAAGTAACGCTGACGATTGATGAAGCTGCGGAATACAGTAATATCGGAGTGAACAAGCTCCGAGAAATAACAAACAACCCAAGGTGCCAATTTGTTATGTATGTCGGAAAGAGACGATTAATCAAGCGAAAAGAGTTTGAAAAGTATATCGCAGAGTCGATAGAGATATAATCAAATGTGGACTTATGTAGCCTTATGTGATATTATAATAAATTGCATAAGGCTTTTCCATAAGTGAAAGGAGCGAAAATTTAATATGGGAAAGGACTTGAAAGGTAAAGAACTAGGTAGAGGCATTAGTCAGAGAAAAGACAAGTACTATGTTGGCAGATACACGACAAGGAGTGGAAAGCGAGTGCAGAAATTATTCGCTAAACTGCAAGAGTGCAAAAAGTGGCTTGCCGATGAGCAGTACACTGATGAGCACAGCAACCCCGACTTTCCGTCTGACATGTTGGTTGATGCATGGTTTGACTACTGGATAAGCGTTAAGAAGCGCACAGTAAGACCGAACACGCTAAGAAATTACACTGAGAGATACAAACGCAACATAAAGCCTGTTATCGGAAATAAGATACTGCGAGAGGTTAATACGCTCCACTGTCAAAAGATAATGACTAATATGGCTGACGAGGATTACAGAACGGCAACGATATATCAGACGCGCATAGCGCTATACAACATGCTTGACTATGCATATCAAAGCGAGATTATCCCCAAAAATCCGTGCAACCGCATGGTGAAATCCGACATAGGTAAGGAATCCTCAAAGAAAGAAGCATTGACGATTGAAAATCAGAAAAAATTCTGCGAAGCTATCAAAGGCACATCATATGAGTATCAATACAGATTTGCCTTGCAGACTGGGCTAAGGACAGGCGAGCTTGTGGGGCTTAAATGGGAAGATGTAGACTTTAAAGCCAAAACAATCAAAATCGTCAGGAGCTTAGAGTACAGACATTCAACAGGTGAATGGCGAGAGGGACCGCCTAAGAGCAAATCAGGATATAGGACAATTCCACTCACTGATGAAGCTGTATCGCTATTGAAATTGCAGAAAGCCAAAAATGCTTCATTCAAATTTATTGACATTCAATGGAGAGACAGAGTGTTTCTGTGCAAGACCGGGGCACCTGTGAAAAACAGCACATATGATACCGGAATTTACAAAGCGTGTGACCGGGCACACATACCGAGATTTTCAATGCACGTATTAAGACACACTTTCGCAACAAGATGTATTGAAGCCGGTATGACTCCGAAAACCTTGCAGACAATATTAGGGCACTCGAACATAGGTATCACAATGAACCTTTACGTTCACACGACAGACGAGCAAAAGAACTTAGAAATGGACAGAGTGGCAGAAGCACTCAAAGTAATATAAAATAATCAAAAATATAGTATATCCAATCAAATTGGTACAGAATTGGTACATAAATCAAAAATAGAAAGGCAAAAATCCCTTAAACAATGGGTTTTTGAATAGGTAAAATCAAAAATGAAATTAGGCATCGTTGCTACGAGGGGTATTTAACATAGTTCATTATATCCTCACAAACCGCAACATACCTCAATTTTACGATGTTTCACACGAAATTTTAATTTTATATAATTCGTTATATATCCACATAAATAAACAAAAAATGGTACACTATTGGTACATGAATGGTACACGGAAAAACCTTATGCATGACAATAATTAGAGAAGAACATGGAAATGCTCTTCTCTTTTTTTATGCCACAATTTAGGCATAAGGAGATGATGTTGTGTTTGATGATAGTGTAAGAGAACAAATATTTGCTAAAAGTGAGTTACAAAAAATCGACCTGATGACATTATCCCTTGTCATTAAAGCGATAGAAGAGGTTTTGGAGGAAAACGAAAATGAACATGCCGTATCAACAACCGATGATGAATTATACACCTAATTATGGAGCATATCAGTACAACCCAATGGCAAACTATCAGAGATACCAACAGCCTGAGCCGACACAAGGCATAAGTGGCAGAGTAGTACAGGCAGTTGAGACCATTAATCCCAACGAGGTACCGATGGATGGCAGTGTAGCATTTTTTCCAAAACAGGATTTAACAGAAATATATGCCAAGAGTTGGAATGCTGACGGAACAATACGCACATTGACTTTTAAGCCGGTTTTGAATGATAAGACAGACATTTTATCGAGTGACACGGAAAAGCTTGAATTTGACCTATCAGAGAAAGCCACAGAGGGCATTATGGCAAAGCTCAACGAACTATCAGAGAAAATTGAGCAATTATCTTTAGGGGCACAAAGAAAAACTCCACGAACACAAAACAAGGAGAGTGAAAAAGCATGAATGTAATGGGAATAATGCAACAGATAATGAGCAATAATCGTGTAATGGGAAATCCAATGATTAAGAACGCAATGAGCATGGCTCAAAGCGGAAACAGCAAGGGAATTGAGCAAATGGCAAGAAATCTATGCAAGGAAAAAGGCATTAACCCTGATGATGTAATGAAGCAGATTAGAGGTAATTTTGGGATATAGCATATGAGAGAACGTGCGCACGGCTCTTTATGAAATAAATTTTGGAGGTAAAACAGATGTTCAACACAGGAAATTGTCCAAGCGTACCCATCGTGGCGAATTTGGACGGAAACAACGGAAATAACTGGAATGACGGCTCTTGGCTTTGGTTCCTTATCGTAGTATTTGCGATATTTGGAGGCTGGGGTAACGGCTTTGGTGGTTTCGGTGGCACTAATGGCGGTGTCGGCAGTGAAATTCAGAGAGGTTTTGACAATCAGGCGGTTATCAGCAAGTTAGACGGCATTTCTAACGGACTTTGTGACGGATTTTATGCCATGAACAACAGTATGCTCACAGGCTTTAATGGTATTAACACAAATATCATGCAGACCGGCTATGGTATACAACAGGCGGTAAACGCTGATACAGTCGCTAATATGCAGAATACCAATGCTTTACAGTCACAGCTTGCTAACTGCTGCTGCGAGACAAGAGAAGCCATTCAGGGTGTAAACTACAACATGGCTACACAGGCAAACGCATTGCAGAATACAATGTGCAACAACACAAGAGATATTATCGACAGCCAGCAGGCAGGCACGAGGGCCATCCTTGATTTCCTGACAAATGACAAGATTGCAACCTTACAGGCAGAGAACAATGATTTACGCAGAGCTGCTTCACAGGATAGACAGAACGCACTTCTGACTACTACAATGGCAGCGCAGACAAATCAGATTATTGATGCAGTAAGACCTACACCGGTTCCGTCATTCCCAGCTTCTAACCTTTATGGTTATGCTTATAACGGATGCGGATGCAATACAGGTTGCGGATGCTAAAACTGAATAATTGAGTATCTTAATTGAGTTAACTCGATTATGTCTGCTAAGCAGTATTACTTATAACCCAAGGGCAGACTATAATGTTTGCCCTTATTTTGTGAAAGAGAGGTAAAAATGATGGAAATAACAGGAATTGCATTACAAACAGTTGCCGCCGGAGAAGATGTGGCATTTACAGAAACGCCAGTATGCGGAACTAAATGTATAGTCCACAGACAGGGAAGCGGAATTATTAAGTTAAGAGGTATTACTAATCAGTGCAAAGCTAGATTTTTAGTATCTTATAGTGGAAACATTCAGATACCTACAGGTGGTACAGTTGGAGCTATTTCACTTGCCATAGCAGTAGACGGAGAGCCTTTACAGTCGACACGAATGATTGTAACACCGGCAGCAGTACAAAATTTATTTAACGTTTCGGCTCAGGCATACGTTGATGTACCTTGTGGATGTTGCAGTACTGTAGCGGTGCAGAATACATCGACACAGGCTATCGAAGTACAGAATAGTAACTTAATTGCTGTTCGTGAAGCGTAGGGGGTGAGAGTATGCACATTGAAAGAATGCACAAAATGCAAGAGTGTCTTACAGAGAAAGCCGTCAATGAGCTTGAAAAGGGTATTGAAAATGTTGACACTTCTGAAATGGGTGAGGTCGTGGATATGATAAAAGACCTTGCAGAAGCTGAGTATCATTCAATAATTTCCAAGGCTATGAAAAAGGCTGATGAAGAGGAAGAAGAGTACGACAAAGAACTCCTAAGAAGTCTTAAGGCAGAATATGGTGAAGAAAGTGGTAGAAGATATTACGACCAATATCGCTATGCAAATGGCAGATTTGCCCCTAAAGGTCGTGGAACACGTAGGGGATATGAAGAACCGCCATATTATCACATGCCGGTAAACTACAACGACATGGAGTATATGCGTGACATGGATAAAAGCCAAGGTAAGATGTACTACTCTGAACCGATTGCACCACATGTGAGTGAAAGTAATTATGACAGAGCAAAGAGACATTATACCGAGACAAAAGAAATGCACAAAGGAGCTTCTACAGAGGACAAAGAACATAAAATGAAAGCCCTTGACATGTATATCCGTGAATTGAGCGGAGATATATCGGAGCTTTTAAATGACATGACGCCCGATGAACGCAACCTTTTGCGCACCAAAATGAGCAATCTTGCGTCAAAACTGTAATTATTAAGGCTATGGGTAGTAATGCTCATAGCCTGTTTTTCGCACATTGATAACTGAATATTGGCTAGTGAAAAATATTTTAAAATAATGCTTGACAATATGGTGTGACATAAATATAATAAAGGTGTGACAAGAAAGGAAGTGATGTTTATGTCACCAGCAGGCAGACCTAAAGTTGGCAATCCGAAATCAAGCAGATTTAGTATCAGACTTGATGAGGAAACAGAAAGAAAGCTGAAAGCCTATTGTGAACAGCACAATTTCACAAAAGGTGAAGCCATCAGAAGAGGAATACATTTACTTTTGGATAAAACGGAGGCTATTCATGAAAAGACAAAAAATAGGAACTTTTAACAACCTTAAAAATGGAGATTTGATAATCAGCCCCATTGATAATGAGGTCACTCAATATTATATAGATAAAGACGGAATAAAGTATTTATCTAGCAAGAACTCATTGTTTGGCATATTTCAATTTGATGCCGAAGATTTTTATTTTTATAATGGGGAAAAGAAATGCGGAGAAATAGATAATCACTACTTTCTCTAGTAAAAAGTCACTAGCTGATATTCGGTTAGTGGCTTTTGCTTTATTCAGAAAGGAGCATACAGATGTTTATTAATGTTAATGGTACAATGTGGCACATACAATTTAAAAAGCCCACATCAAGCGAATTAAAGAGGTCTGACGGCACAATAAGCCTAGGAGTGACCGACAACACAACCAAGACAGTAACGATAGCTGATAATGTGTCTGACTACATGGCCGACAAGATACTATGCCACGAGCTAGTGCATGTGTACTCATTTTCATACGGCTGTGACATTGACATAGAGACAGAGGAAATAATAGCAGACTTTATGAGCTTGTACGGACGGAATATTGTATACACGGCTGACAAAATATTTAATTTATTGGAGCAGAAATATGGATAGAATAGACAAACTATTAGAATACATACACCGGACTAATCCGGAAATGACACGGCAGAAATTGATTGAGAAGCTAGGAGAGAGTGACTACAGTGCTAAGAGCATTTATTTTTTGGCAATTCAAAATGCAAATTCCTAAAAATTTTAGGATGAATTAAGTGCCCCCGTACCTTTGGCTTTTTCGATTTCAAAAATCCGTTCGCAAAATTTTGTAAAAACTTGCCGAGAACTTGCAAAGAACTCGCACCACGCTTTAATTGAGTGAAGTTTTTTGAAAATTCAAACATTTTCCATGAGTTGGTGCGCTTGACTTGTAACAACTCGCACCCGGCACGGCTTGACGGCTTGACGGCTTGACGGCTTGAACCTCTACAGCAATATTATAAAGCATTGTAAACGGCTTGTTTTGCGGCTTATTTTAGCACGCTTGATAAAATCCACGCTAACACGTTTAAAAGCCCTTGAATCGCCAAATACACGACTTAAATGTGTATATCATAAAATCATAGAATATTTTTGTTTATTTGTCAATGTACTACAGCATCCAGACTTATACCCGGGCAACTCGCGACAACTTCAACGGCTGCATGGTCTGTTTTTGTATTACAATTAAAGCGCTTACACGCTCGATTTTAGGCACAGCAAAAAGGGATATAAAATATCCCTAGTAGTAACGCGTGATATATTTTCCGGCTTGATAGTCACAAAATAATGTGACCGGGTGAACGTGTGCGCGCTTTTCCACGACTTGCAACCATTCACCGCCTCTTTGAACTGTTATTTTTAACTCGTGCGACTCCATCCACTCTATACAATCGTACTTTATATAGCTAAAATCACTTATTTTCGGCACTTCATAGCCTAGCGCCTGGACACGCTTAAATATTTCTTTTTTCCCCAGGTATTCATATTTAGACATAATACGCCCCTCTATCTATAACAAGCCTTAATTATTGGGCTTATATAGTTTTTGTGGTTTAGGTAGTTATCAAAAGCCGTCCGGCGGTATTCCTTGCCACTAATAAGCGCGGTAACATCGTCACACGCGCCCGACTCTGCGGCTGCTCTAAAAATATCTGTTATTGCTTTACGTGTGGCGCGCTCGCTTGCTTGATATTCCGGGGCGCTTTGATATTTGCCGTTGTAGCGTGCTCTTATCTCACGCTCTACAGCGTCAAGGCTGTTTAGCTCGTTGCCCATTCATTAACCCTCTTTTCTATCCGTGCATGGTTTATAAGTTATTTTTGACCTTTTCGCGGTCTGTCGTGCGTTAATCTGTTTTTATTAGGTGGTAGCGCAAAACACCTATGCGGGCGCACAATTGTTTGTTCAGGCGTTGCGCCTCTTGAGCCTGATAATAAATATAAAGGCATTTATAAGACCTCTTGGCGCGATTATTTACCGGACGCGCGGACAGAGTGCAATATATACAGCCGTAAAGCTGTATAAAGCACCTATAAATAAAATAATTAAATTGATTAATATAAGACCCGAAAAGCCTTATATATAAAGCTAATAGCCGGAATCGAACCGGCTTAAAAATCCCTTGATATTAGCTATTTAATAAAAAAAATAAAAACAATCCGCCATACCCAATAATTAGGCATGATACAAAAAGCCCGAAAGCCTTTAAAAGTTCTTTTAAATCGTCCATAGTTTGCCCCCTAACAATAACAAAAATCACCTTGTAACCCGGTTGTAATAATCATTTTCCCATCTTTACGGCGGTAAACTACACCACAACCGCCATCACTTAAAGACCACACAAGCCAGCCGGCCGGAGTTATTTTTTCATGCTTCTTATAATCATAAAAAGCATAATGCGGTTTTATTCCTCTTTTTTCCTGTTCAAGTGCATTGTTTATAATTTCATCGTCCGTTAATAACAACGCTTTTCCGTTTTTCTGTCGTCCGCAATATCTCATATATTTACACCTCGCTAATTTGCTAAAATCTGTCTTGCTGTATTAAATACGTAAAGCCGGTTGAAGGAGTGGCGCTTGAAGTCTCCATTTTCTGCAATTGTGCGCCCGATATTTTCATATTTGAGACTTACAACCGTTAAGTATTTCTCTAGCAGCTCATCCGGGCATTTTAGGCATTCAATAGCATTTTCTATTGTGCTTTTATTACTATTGCAGTGTATGCCCTCAATACGTATTTCTTTTTCGCTTTGCAGTTTGTCAAATTCTTTCAATAGTTCTGCTTTTGTCATATAATCAACCATCCTTTCATTTTTCTGCGGTCTGCCATCATCAGAGCCGGGCGACAATCCCACGGCTGACGCTCCGATTTTGGAGCGTTTCGGCTATGCTATTCTAACAACTGCATTTTTAATATTTGAGAAGTGGAAAAGCTCCCCAGTTTCAATATTTTCAAATATTACAGATGGCGCAAAGGTTTCAAATGGTGCAAACACATCACCCTTGCAGGTGTATGGGCTTTTTTCTGTGTTCCAATCAATTCCAAGTTTTCCGGCTTTTTCGTACACGTAAAAAGTCTTGCCATAGTTTCTAGTTTGTATCTCTTTATTGTGTAAATCATATAAATGTACTTTGATTGTATCGTTTGTTTTCATATTTAGACCCTCTTTCTTATCTGTTTACTATTTCGTAAATCTGCGCCAATTTACAATATTCTTCACATTCTTTTTGTTTTGGGCACTTGGAGCAATCATTTTCGTGAGTGCCGCAAACTGCTGTTAATTCCTTTTCTAACTCTTTAATTCTTTCCATATAAAAGCACCTCCATATTTAATAAAATGTTATTTTGTTCGTTGCCGTTTGGCTTGACTAAAGTATATCAAAATGTAAGGCACAAAACAATCGACAAAATACACAAAATGTAAGGCACAAAAAAGTAAAACTATTATACAATATATACAAAGCACAAAATTATTTAAAACGCTATTATATAGAAGCAATTATTATTACTTGACTTACAAGGTACAAAAATATATAATGAATGTAACTATATAAACGAAAGAGGTGTAAAATATATGGAATATAAGACCACGGAAGCGCGCAGAAAAGCTAATTATAAATATGATGATAAATTTGAGCGTGTAAACTGTCGCTTTGCTAAAGGCACAAAAGACAGAATTAAAGCCCTAAAATACAGCGCTAACGATTTTATTAAATTAGCTGTAGCCGAAAAATTAGAGCGTGAGGAAAAAATATTAAAATAAGGCACAAAAAGTAATTGACATACAAGGCACAAAATGTTATAGTTATGTCGTAGCAAATAAATAGTTTATTTTATTGGAGGTAAAGGAATTATGAGAAACTTTTTGATAACAAAGAAAACATATAAATGCGGCAAGGAATACGAAGCAGAAATTGACGAGTTAGAACGGAAGTTCTGTTTGTTCGAGATTGAGGATTAAAAAGGGGGTGGAAAAATGAGAATAACACAAGAAAAAATGGACGCTATAGCCGTTCTAATGGATGATGAGACACGGGAAAAGGTTCACCACGAATTAGCACCATGCGAGCCGATAGAGTTTTTAAAACGCTATTGTGAATTAGAGCCAAGCTTTGAAGCAGTGCTAAAAGACGAATTTAGTATTGAAATTTAAAAATTAAATATTGTTTTTCAAAAAGTCGGTTTTTGTGACCGGCTTTTTATTATATATAATATAATTAATATATATGTGTGATGTGGTATATATTAATCAATACAGTTATTGTTATATATCCAATAATCCATATATTGACAAAATAAGTAGAATTATATATTATTATCTTAAATTTAATTAATAAGCGAATGCCGGCTAGCTCGTATCGTTTGGAATTACTCCAAGCGGTGCGGGCTTTTTTATTTTATGATTTTGAGGTGCTGAGATGAAAAAAATTAAAGGAAATATAACTAAACATTTAATTGCTGATTTTGGCACTTTCCAGCTCTATCGGGAGGACTTCGAGAGGGCTATAGAACAGGCTTGTCAAGAACTGCAAATTGACGATTTGAAAAGCGAGGGCCAAAGGCCGTGGAAGGCTGTTTGTAAAAGAGTCGGAGAAATTATATTTAATGATAACAGTATATTAAAAGATAAGCAGCTATATGATAATACATGTATGTTAACTAACTACAACAGATATAATTATAATATATTAAATAATATATGTGATGAATATATATATATTAGTGATAAATATAATAAACTATGTAGTACTGTTGCATTCAGTAGTTGGTGTAATATTGATTGCGGTGTTATAGATAATTGGAGACTGAATAAAGAGTCAAGTCCTAAAAGTTATGAGATTTGGCAAAAATTGCAAGGAATACGTAAAGATTGTATCAAGGATAGAGCATATGACAATAAATCCCCTGTCGGTGCTATGTTCGTTGGAAATAATGAATTTGGCATGAATCAGCCAGGAATTGGCTACGAGGCTACACAAGCGAGAGCATTAACGGCCAATGAATTACCACAATTGGGCGGGGAAAATAGTCAGACTATTAAAGCATTATCGGATAATAACGTGGTTGATAATGCCAAGTAATTGTATATACAACTGATACAATTCTAAGCCCCTGATTTATAAGGCTTTGCGGACTATCGAATCATTGCAACTATTCACAAAACAGTTGTTTAGCGAAGAGTTGAAAGCATAGAAGTAAATTGTATATGCAATAGATACAACTTAAAATGCTTGATGTTTGAGAGCTGAACGGCGCGCGTATTGGGTGCCCTGGGGGTCTATATGAAAAGCGACAAACCGCCCCACTTAGCCCCCCAAATATCCGCCAAAACAAAAAGGTCCTTACCCTTACCTTAATCGCGCCAAGTAGTATTTATTATTATAACATAAGTTATATATTAATTAAACAACATACACAATAATAATATATATACATACAACTACGATAAAATATTAGTTATATATAATATATAACAGTAAAGGAGCTAACAGCGATGAAATTAACAGGATTTGAGTCTAACAAAATTAATTCCGACATGGTAAATCACCCTAGCCACTACAATTTGCCTGACCGAAAAGAATGCATTGATGAAATGATTGACATTTACGGACTTAAGGATGTGGCTAAATGGTGTGAGATTACTGCATACAAGTATAAATATCGTGCCGGCCATAAAGGTTCTGTAACTGAGGACATGAGTAAAGCAGCATGGTACACAGTTAAGGCTTGCGAGCTTAAGTCTAAGCGTAGATGGGAGACTTTCGGCAAGTTTGTTGATAAATTCATACCAATGTTTTTTAAGGGCCTGTATACATGGATAATTTTATTCTGTTTGCTTTATGGAATACTCTTTTCTGACCGATACTCAATGGTTGTCTCAATAGTGTTTTTAGTTCTTGCGTGCATAGCCGAGTCGGTATTGAAAGAAAATGAAGATAATTAGATTTTGAGGTGTAAATCATGTTTGTATTAAAAATCACAACAACAGTATGGCTGGCATTAACCGCATTTGGAACGTCAAGTACCATGTTAGACGAAAAAGAGACAGTTAGCTCGAGACTTCTCGGTGCTGCGGTAATGCTCGGTCAGATACTCGCCATAGCATTCATGTGGCAGTAGATATAGGGCATTCGCCAAGCGGTAAGGCACAGCACTTTGACTGCTGCATACGTTGGTTCAAATCCAACATGCCCTGTTCGGGGTTTACTTGGTTCCCCGACATTGGACTTAGTAGTTCCTTTCGTCCTCATAGCGGAAAGCTGTTAAGAGCCGTCACAAGGCTCGTGAGGGTTTAATCGTGTATAATCCCACAATACACGAGCGTGAAAACCAACCTGTCGTAAAGACATCTGTAATAGGCAGAGTAGACATATATACCCCCTTTAATTAATTGTTAAACTAGGGCAACTCAAATCATATGAGTCTTAGGTGAGGTGCAATTCCTCACATGTCCTTTGCTGTAGGTTTCGTTAATTCTTTTCTTCCTACAGCACATACAAATTTATATCTCCGGAGGGTGTTGCCACTCCTTAGACTTCACCCTCATTGTTGGCATGTAGCTCAGTGGTAGAGCAGTCGGCTATTAGCTGATTTGTCGTGGGTTCGATTCCCAACCTTGCCGATTGGTGATGTGTGGCGAAATGGGTAAACGCTAGGAAATGTCTATCATAGCAATATGATACCGAGAAAGCATTCTTCAGGGACATTAAGAAGATATAAGTCTTTCATGTGTGGTTCAAATCCACACCACATCAATCATATGTCGGTTTAGTGCGAGCTGTTATATCTTGAATAGCGGTTGCGTAACGCTGACATGTTTTTAAATTAAAGCAGTGGAGTAAGACGGGCCTGTACGTGTTAGCACGGTACAGTAAGACGAAGTAAAAATAAAACACACAAAAACAAGTTGCTAGTAGGTACGCGCGACTGAAAGCAATGGGGTGAGACACTTCAAAATTCTGTAATGTGTTTTGGACGCCTTTTGATGGAGTGTATCTTGCCTTTTCGGATAGTAGTTCAGTTGGAAGAACAACCATTGCGGTAACAGTAGTAGGTGGAGTCACAGGTTCGATTCCTGTCTATCCGATTACAACAAACTAGGTTAGCTACCGAAAAGCAGAACTACGACTGCCTGTTTGTTGTTATTACTAATCGTAGAGTTGAGCGAATAAGGCGGTACGCTCTTATTATCTTTCGTAGGAGGTAAATAAAATGGCAAAAATTAAAAATGAAAATTTTATAGCAATTCAAGGGTTTATGGTAAAGGAATTAGGTCTTTCAGGAAATGAACTGATTGCTTATGCTTTAATATATGGCTTTTCGCAAGACAATGAGAGCGAGTTTAAGGGAAGCCTAAATTATGTTGCAGAGTGGCTTAACTGTTCAAGAACAACAGCCTTTAATCTTCTTAACAAATTAGCTGATGATGGCTTCATTAAAAAGACAGAAAAAACTATCAATGGAGTAAAATTTTGCAATTATAGTGCAACCAAACCCAACAATGAGGAATTGAAAGAAATAAAATTAAGAAAGCAAATCCGAAAAGAAAGAGAAAAACTTGAACGGAGTTCAAAAAAATTGAACACCTGTTCAAAAAATCATAATGGGTGTTCAAAAAACTTGAACGAGGGTGTTCAAAAAGTTGATACTCATAATAATAATATAGATAATATAAAAGATAATATAAGTGAAACTATAGGAGAGGTACATACATCAACTAACATTGATGGAGAGGTACATACATCTGTTTCCGAGAAACAGACGGCAAGAGTTACCCAAAAGGATATGCAAGCAAAGAAAGATGATATGCTCAATAGATTCTCTGAAATCTGTGACAACAATATTGAAAACGAGACAATCAGAAGAACAGTTAAAAGCTCATTTCACAGATACATGTGCCTGTACGAAAATTATTTTTGCAAGGTTCACCCAATCTTGACCGATAAAACTCTGACTAATGTATGTCTGTCGCTTTCTAATGTGACCGATACGGAGCATAATCACTTTGAGTGGACAGATGTTTACCTAACAGACAAAACAGGGCTTACTGGGCTTGATAGAATGGTTAATGAGCATTTCAGACGAACACATAGAAGAGAGACTAACTACTCGATAACGCATTTTGCTAAAAGCGACTATCTGCTACAGTTGGCACAAGGCATTATAGAGTACTAAACGGAGGTATAAATATGGCAAAGGGAGTTAAGACACGAAATATCGATTCATTCCGAGAGGGGCTGATGGAATACGCATACGGAAGATGCTCACAGGCGGAAGCTGCAAAGATAGCCGGCATGAGTGTGCCGACATTTAGGAAGTACGCAAATATGCATTTTTAGGCATTCCATTTCCTGACACACTGTTTAAGGCAAAGGAAGAGTGAGAGGTATGTGTGAATTTTGCGAAAATCCTACAAAATGGAATACTGATGATTTTAGCTTAGTTCCAAACAGAAACTTATCAGATGGGATTATGCAAGCGGAAGATAACACGTATCAGATTGGCACATTTGATTCACAGAGTGATTTTTGGGATACTTGTGACATTAATTATTGCCCTATGTGTGGTAAAAAGTTGAGAGAGGACTAAGTATGTGTGAGTTTTGTTACAAAATAGGAAAATTGGAAAAAATCAAGCAAGGAGCTTTTAGAGGCGGATATTATCCCGAAAAAAATGAAACACAAATTGTTGAATTTGAAAATGCATTTCATTTATTTTTCGGATGTAGCGACCCTTTTATGTCTGGAATTGAAATCGAAGATATAAAATTTTGCCCTATCTGCGGTAGAAAGTTGGTGAAAGAATGAAACATCAAAAAGAATGGCACACTTGCGACAGGTGTGGAAAAGAGATAATACACTACGATGAAAAATATGCATATATCAAAACAAGAGAGATAAAACCTCTTTACGAAAAAAGCATATGCACAGCCGAAGATTTAGCAAGGGAAGTGTTTCCAATGGCTATATGGAGAGATAATATCCAATACGATTTATGCCCTAAGTGCAGGAAAGAGTTCAAGAGGTTTATGAAAAATGGAGCATGAAAGAAAATGGTGCACTTGCGATAGGTGCGGTGCAGAAATTAAAAAAGGAATACTGTGTGGAAATTCGGTTACAAAGAACAGCATTTTTAATACCACATACGACTTGTGCTATAAATGCATGGAAGATTTTGAGAGGTTTATGAGCAATGAAGAAATCAAGAAGTAAAATAATCATTAAAACAAGAGCTGGCGGTTACACAAAGATTTATGCCAATGGGAAATGGCAGAAGAAAGTATGTGTCATTGATTATCATGCAGAATGCAGTAACAAAGATGGTATAAATGTTACTTGCGAATTTGATAGATTGAAAACTGATAAAAATAGTTCGGTTATCTACGATGAAGCTAAAAAAGATTTTGCAAAAGAACATATAGTTGCAAGGATTTGAGGGAGTGTTTGAGTAATGAGCATGGCAGAAGTAATTAAATCAATAGAGCGTGAAGCACTTAGAGAAGCACAATCACACGAAATAGGCGGTAGAAATGGTAAGCCTATAGATTGTTCCACTTTAGGAGATGAACCTGTTATTAAGGCAGATAATGAAGCAGACAGGCAAGCACTGAAAGATTGCTTTAAGGAGTGAGAATATGGGAAGCCCAAATATAATTAAAACAATGGAAGAAGAAATAACAAGACTTCAAAAAGAATTAGACAAAGCCCACTCGGAAAGAAAAGTATCACAGAACGAGTTTCTTGTTTGTGGTAATACAATGAAAATAGATATTCTTGGAACAGAATACAGAATCGAAACCCACAAAGTATCAGAGGACAGCTACATGGAGGGAAAAGGTCTTACAGGCTATTGCGAAGAAGAAAACAAGTTGATTGTAGTTGCCGATATGTCCGAAGAAAAATATTTTGTAGGCATGGATGAAAAAGCACAGGAAATATATCGCAAAAAGACCTTAAGACATGAAGTTATGCACGCTTTTCTGAATGAGAGTGGGCTGTCTGATAGTTCAAATCGGTTTGATGGTGCATGGGCAAAGAATGAGGAAATGGTTGACTGGCTTGCAATTCAAACCCCGAAAATATATAAGACATTTCAGAAATTAAATATTATTTGATACGAGCAGAAAGGAAGAAATTATGAAGAAGAAAATTTTAGCAGTTGTATTAGGATTAACATTGTGCTTGGGAATGACCGGATGCGCGTCATGGGACAGAATGGTAACAGATATGAAAAGTGATGTAAATGGCGGTATGCAGAGGACCATTACTGTATACACGGCAGATGGCAAGGAACTTGCAACATATAAAGGAAAGATTGACCTTAGCACAAACGACGGTGGATATGTTAAGTTTGATTTTAACGGCAAGAGATATATCTACTACAATTGCTTTGTAGAAAGCATTGCAGATATTGATTAAGCAATATTACCGGCTACAGATTGATTGTAGTCGCTACCCTAAAAAGTTAAATGCAAAAGATTATCGGTTTAGGAGTGATATTATGGATAAAATAGATTTTGGGGTTTTTGAAGATAAAGAAACAGAAGAGTTCGGTTTCCCCAATTTTATTTTAGACGAATTTAAACTAAATTTTTTTGATTCTTCTTTGGGAAATGTAGAAACGATTGTAAAAATAAATAAAAATATAATTTTTAATGGATATGCGTATAGAGGTAAAATAAATCTGATTAAATATTCAGACAGATATGAACACGATAAAGCATATAACATGGAATATGTGTCAGATGATGGTATTTGCTTTGCTTATGCTGGATGCGATGGAGATAATTATGATAGAGGATATTATATTGACAGGATAATGTGTCAGATAATTAAACTATTAGAAGATAGACAAAGAAAAGAAATAAAATCCGTAAGAAAATGTTATGACTACAAAAGAAAAAATGATTTAGAGGAAAATAATGACAATGGAAAAGTTTTCTTGTTATCAGATATATGCAATTATTTTTACATAGAACCCAAAAACGAGAAAAGGAAAAATAAAATAAACTGCCCTTGTTGGAGCGTAAGAGGACATTACAGACATTATAAAAGTGGTAAAGTAGTATTTATAAAAAATTACGAAAAAGGGAAAGAAAAAGGAAAAGTCAAGCCAAAAGACAAGACTTACACAATTTGAAAGGTAAGAATTTGATATGCTTAAAGAAAAAATTAAGATATTTATTATTAAACGTCGCTTAAGAAGAGAATATAAAAACCTTGACGAACATAAAAAAGCTGAACTTGACAGATTCAGCGAATGCGCATTTAAAATATTAAGGGAATATTTCCCAAATCTTTCAGAAGAACAATATTGCCACATATATAGCAAAATCACAGGTTTATTAGAAGCGAAAATTTTTGATTTGACAACAGATAAATCATGGGTATCATATAGAGACAATGGAAGACTTTGGCGTGATTTTGCATACATATGTGATTTTTTAAAATCTGAGCAAGAGACAGACGAAGACTCTTTCAAAAAGATTTCTTTAGAAAGGAAAACTGACGATGGACAATCTTGTATTTAAGAAAGCTAATATTCCGGTGGCGGTTGCTGCGAAAGCTCTGAACGTTGACGCTCAAACAGTACGTTTGCTGTTGCAGAATAAGCTTGTTGATTGGGGAATAGCTTATAAAAGACCGGGAAGTAACCAATACAGTTACATAATTTATTCTAAAAAATTTTATGAAGTGACTGGATTCTATTACGGAGAACAATCATAAAATATCAGAACCGTTGCATATAAGTTTGCAACGCTACCCTAAAACAGTTATAGGCAGAGGTCTATAAGCACCTTTGCTTTTTAAAGTGGAGGTGCTTTTCTTATGGCTAGTCAGAGCCTTATTTCCACAGTAAACGGATATGAAAACTACATAGAGAGAAATGGAATAGATGAACAGGTAACTAATGCCTATGTAGACGCTTGCAGTGTAGCCATAAATGGTGAGAAAGATATTGAGTATGGACTACAACTCACCAAGAGGGCAAAAGAGCTTATAGAGGGCTTCTGCACGGCTAAAACAGGCGGTACGATTTGGGATTTGGAAAAATACGCATTTGACCACAAAACCACATATGAGCTGATAAACAAAAAATATGAGGTTTTGCTACTTGAAGCCCAAAACAAAATTGTTGACAGCTATTTTCAGTACATAGAGAAAAAGCGTGAGCCTAAAGACCGATTTTATATGCCACGTAGGAAACAACTAATCAAAATCGGACTTGTAGACGCATTACAAGGCATGATTGACGATAAATACGACATATTGTGCGTGAGCCTAGTGCCTGGAGCTGGAAAGAGTACGATTGAGAAATTTTTTCATTCGGCAGTTGCCGGTTGGTTTCCAAAAGATTACAGCCTGTTTTATTCACACAGTGGCGATATTACACGAATGTACTACGATGGAGTATACGACATTGTTACCAATGATGATGATTACGCATGGCATGACATTTTCCCTAATCTATCAGTTACAAGCACGAATGCCAAAATGGAGCAATTCAATATTGGCAAATACAAACCTTTTCCGTCAGTACAATGTACTTCTGTTGGGAGCAAGAATGCCGGAAAAGTCCGTGCAAGTAAATTTTTGCTAGTTGATGATATGATAGGCGGAATTGAGGAAGCCTTAAATCCTACAATACTTGATAAATTATGGGATAAATATGCAGTAGATGCAAGACAACGTAAGACACAAGACACGGACGGAAAGCCGTGTAAAGAAATACATATTGCCACTCGTTGGAGCGTACATGATGTTATCGGACGTATTCAAAACATGTATGTCGGAAATCCAAGAGTCAAAACAATATCGGTTCCTGATGTAGACCCGGTAACAGGCGAAAGCAATTTTGATTATGAGTATGGCGGTTTTACGAAAGAGTTTTTTGCCGACCAACAATTACTCATGGACGAAATCTCTTACCGATGTTTGTATAAACAGGAACCTATCGAGCGTGAGGGCCTATTGTTTCCTGACGATAAAATCCGCAGATACTTTAATCTGCCACATGGCGAACCGGAAATTGTCACAGCCCAATGCGATACAAAAGGAAAAGGCACAGACTATTTTGTTATGCCAATACTGCAAAAATATGGCGAGGACTACTATTGCGTTGATTGCGTGTGTGATAATACGGCGGATTATGAAATGCAGTATGAAAACGCGTCAAACACATTAGTCAATAATCAGGTACAAGAGTGCGAGTTTGAGCGTAATGCCGGTGGTGACAGAGTGGCTATGGAAGTTAATAAGCGAGTTGAAAACAAAGGGTGGATATGCAACATCACTGATGTACCGACAGAAACTAACAAAGAAGCACGTATCTTTCAGTGTTCTAACTGGATTTTACAACATATTATTTTTAAAGACCAATCACTTTATAAGCCCAATGAGCCTTATGGAGTAATGGTATCACTGCTGAAACGATATTCAGTAACAGGCAAAAAACAGCTTGATGATGTTCCTGATGTTTTTTCAAACTTTGCCTTAAGAATGACGCAAGGCAGTAGAATAGCAAAGGTTGAAGCAGTACACAATCCGTTCAGAGGAGGGCTTTATTAATGACAAAGGAAGTTTTATCACAGTATTCAGACTTACAAGAGGAAATCAAAGAGGTTAGAAAGAAAATTGCTAAATTGCAAGATGACCTTGAAAAGATAGAAAACGGAGAAAGCGTGATTGACACTGTGTCAGGGGGCATGGGTGGCACACAGCACTTCAAAATCGAGGGTGTACCATACCCTGAATACGGACGCAAGCGCACATTATTGTACTCAAGAATGACTACATTACAGCTTTTACAAGATGATTTGCTTGAAAAGACAAACGATGTAGAGGAATTTATAGCAAGCCTTGATGATAGTAGAATGAGAAGAATAATTAATTTTAGATTTTTGGAAAATAAATCATGGTTGCAGACAGCATATGCGCTTGGCGGTAAAGCCACAGCAGATAGCGTAAGAATGGAGTTTGAAAGATTTTTTAAGAAAATGTAAGTTTGTTCGTTCAGTTCGCTTGGAATGTGATAATGTGTAAGATGAAAAAAATGTAATTCGTTCATTGCGAAAATCTCTTTTAAAAACGGCACTCACAGATTGTGGGTGCCATTTTTAGTGAAGCGAGGACAACATGGATAATCAGAATATTGTACCAACAGGAAAACAAAGTGTAATGTGCCCTCGTTGCGGTAAATTGCTAACGTGGGTAAGTAAAAGTGACAAGAAACACCATAAAGTAATGTGTACGCACTGCCGCAAATGGATATGGTTTTGGGCTGGCACACAAGAATTTCAGATAAAAGAGGTTCCACAGAGAACTTCTGCAAGTGGTATGAGGTTTTATTGATGTATAGATATGCTCATAAAAACGTAAGACCTTTTTCGGCTGTCTGTCAGAATAATTACGGCAGACAAGTTATTTTCACACGTAAAAGGCAAATCACAAAAAACAACATAATCGAAGAACTGAATAAAGCACTTGTGATTCACGAGCAAAACGCTATTGAGATTGAGTATCTTGACAGATACTATCGTGGTGACCAACCAATTTTGTATCGGCAGAAAGTGAACCGCCCGGAAATCAATAACAAGATTGCTGTAAATCTTGCATATGAGCTTGTTGAGCGCAAGACCGCAGAGATGTGTGCCGAGCCAATCCAATATGTGCTACGTGGCACTGATAACCATAAGTCGGAAGAAATTACACAGCTTAATATCACAATGGACTCTGAAAGCAAACAAGAGTGTGACATAGACATACATCGTTGGAGAAGCATATGCGGTACCGGCTACAGATTTATCGGTAATGATGACGGACAAGGACAGTTGCTTGATGAAAGTGATTTTTACTTATCGTCTGAAAATCCAATGTATACGTTTGTAGCATACTACTCAAACGGACGTCCGGCATTCTCTTGTCAAATCGGAGAGGACGAGAACGGAGCAGATATTTATTATGTGTTCACCGATAATGAGTGGTTTGATATTCGTAACGACAAGATTTATGCAAGCGGAATAAACGGCAATAGAGCAATTCCGGTGATTGAATATCCAAACAATGCAAGACGATTATCTGATATCGAAATGACTATTGCAATTACAGACGCTATTAACGTGCTTACATCAGACAGAATTAATGGTGTCGAGCAATTTGTGTCTGCATGGGTGAAATTTGTTAATTGTGAGATTGACATAGACACATTCAGAAAAATGCGACAAGAGGGAGCATTAGTCGTTAAATCTAACAATGGTTCAGACAACAAGGCTGATGTTGATGTAATGACGAGCGAACTTAATCAGACAGAGGGACAAGTGGTATTCACTGACCTTTTTGAAAGATTTTTAAGTATTCAAGGTCTCGCAAATCGTCAGGGCAACACAGGCGGTGACACCGGTTCTGCCGTAGAATTGAGAAACGGACATTATGATGCCGGACTTAGGACGGCTATTAATGAACCTATCCTTAAGAAATCAGAGAGAATGGCACTTAGGCTTATTCTTAACAGGCTGAGAATTAATAAGGGCTTTACGCTTATGCCTAGTGATGTTGAGATACACATTAATCATAATAAGCTGGACAACATGCTTGTTAAGGCAGAAGTACTTGAGATATTACTTAGGTGCGGTATCAATTACAAGAGGGCCGTTAAAACGATTGACATGTTTAGCGACCCTGAACAAGTCACTCTTGAAAGCGCTAAGCGGATGGAAATGCTATTCCCGGAAGAACAGCCGACAACAGCTACACCTAACAATAATAACAATGATAAGACAGCCAATGAATAATTGGCTGCCAATTTATTTTAGAGCTTGATATGGCAGACGAAATCCACGCACTTAACAAAAATGAAATACAAGACATAGATTACGAAACATATTTTGGTGAGATGGATTTATCTGACGAGGAAAAGGAAGATAGAAAAAAGCTTGCTGAAAAGTTTGAAAAAATCTTTGTTATGCTATTTGCCTTGCTATCCGGCAAAGAAGAAACAGAGATAACCGCTATCACCAAAGAATTTATCATCAGATATGAGAGCATTGCCACGCAGTACTGTAAAGCAAAGAAAACACCCTCATACATTACGGATTATGCTCGGTACATTGTGAATGAGGTAGTTGACGCTACCACACAAAATACTGAAGTAGGGTATTTTACTTCACAGAAGCGAGCAAAAAATGTAGCTGCGAATGAAGCTAATGCAGTCGGCAATTACAGATTGCAAACCGAAATGGTAAAACAAGGTTACAAAACAAAAGAGTGGCGCTCAAAAGAAGATTCACATGTCAGACCTACACATGCAGATGTTGACAGAAAGAGAATTGATATTTTTGAGCCGTTTGAAGTCGGAAACTCACTTATGATGTTTCCAAAAGACCATTCTTTAGGGGCGCAGGTAAAAGAAATCGCAGGGTGTAGATGCAGTCTTAAATATTACAAATAATGAGCAACTTGTAAGGAAACTTATAGGTTGCTTTTTATTATACAAAAATTTGCAGTTGTGCGTTAAACAACAGAAAAACTCGGCTGGTGCGACCAGCGATAACAAAAGCGTGAGTTACGGAGGTAATTGAAATGACAAGAAATGATGTTTTGAAGCTTTTTCCCGATGCAACGGATGAGCAGATAACAAATCTGCTTAACAAAAGCGGTGAGGAAATGGCAAGAGAGAAAGAGAAAGCCAATCAGTACAAGGCTAAAGCTGACAAAGCTGACGAGCTACAGGCACAGCTTGACGATTTACAGGCTGGCAACATGTCAGAGCTTGAAAAGGCAAACAAAGCCTTAGAGACAGCCAATCAGCAGATAGCCAAGTTACAGAAAGATAATGCTGTCAGAGATTTACGAGAGAGTGCAATGTCTGATTTTGGCATTACTGCTGAACAGGCAAAGACAGTAGTAAAAGAGGATGGCTCTTTTGACACGGCGGTTCTTGGAAAAATTATGTCCGACAAAGAAGCCAATGCGATAGCAGAGTATGAGAAAAACGCGCTCAAAGGTACTCCTAATCCTAATAATGGCGGTAACAATAACGGTGGTGATACAGGAAATAAGACAAATGCTGAAAAGATAGCAGAAAGCCTTATATCTGATGCACCTAAAAGCAACAACATTTTATCACATTACATTCAGTAATAACAGGAGGTAAAAAATGGCAAAGGAAATGAATATGCAGTATGAAAAGACTTCATACGCGGGAGACGTACAGATTCTCAAAAGAGAGCCTAATGAGGCAATTCCTTTAACACTTGATTTTTCTGCGGTCACAGATAAAGACGCAAACGGAAAGAAAATTGTTAAAGCCGGTACACCAATTGGAAAGACAGGAGCTGTAGACAATACAGCAACTACAATCGGCATTTTGAGATTTGATGTAACAGAGGACAGACCACAGGGAGTACTGCTTAAGAAAGCATATCTTAACACAAAGGTAGCAGAAGCACACTCAGGCGTTACATATGACGAAACAGTTAAGACAGCTCTTCCAATGATTGTATTTGAATAATAACAGGAGGTAAACAGATGTTAATTAATGAAGTATTAGACAGTAAGTCTATTGCATTATCAGCAACAGAAAACGCTAGTAATCAGATACCTTATCTTGGTTTACAGTGGTTTCCAGAAAGAAAGAAACAGGGACTTGATTTAAGCTGGATTAAGACACATAAAGGACTTCCGGTATCACTTGCACCATCCAACTTTGACACAATCCCAACAATTAAAGCTAGAGAGGGATTAAGCAAGGAAAAAACACAGATGGCATTTTTCCGTGAGGGAATGACAGTCGGTGAAGAGGAAATGCTTGAAATCGAGCGTATTCAATCAGCAGATGACCCTTACCTTGCAAGTGCTTTATCAAGCGTATATGACGATACTAACAACCTTGTAAGTGGTGCAGAGGTTGTACCTGAGCGTATGAGAATGTCACTTCTTGCCACAAGTGCGGGCCACCCAGTAATTGCCATTGTGAGCGATGGTGTTCAGTATGCTTACGATTATGACAAGGATGGTTCATACACAAAAGACCATTATGTAAAGCTGTCCGGCACAAGCAAGTGGAGTGATACAGCTAATTCAAAGCCGCTTACAGACCTTAACAATGGAAGAAAGAAGTTGCAGAAGCAAGGCAAGATTGCTAAATATGTGCTTATGAACAGCAATACATTTCAGTATTTGCTTGATAATGCACAGATAAGAAACTCAATCCTTGCACAGAACCTTACAGCAACTATTGATGTTGACGATGATACTGTTATTTCAGTAGTGCAGAAGAGAACAAAGCTCACTATCGTACTTTACGATAAGATGTACATTGATGATGATGGCAAGGAGCAGTACTTCTACCCGGATAACAAGGTTACACTTCTTCCGGAGGGTAGTCTTGGCAGCACTTGGTTTGGCACTACACCGGAAGAAAGAACAGCAAGACAGGTAGCCGATGTAGATGTAACAGTATATGGTGTAGGTATCACAGTTGCTACAAAGACAGAGTACGGACCACCTATGAAGATGTCAACATTTGCTTCCGAGGTTGTTCTTCCATCATATGAGAATATGGATAGCACATTCGTATATGAGGTTCATAGCGAAGAGTAGGGGGTGCAACTATGAAATATCCATATATAGTGATTCATAATGGTAAATGGTATAACGCTGGCGAAGAGGTTCCGGAAAATAATAATTCCGGAGCTTCTTTTGATTATAGCAAGACAACCATTAATCGCATGTCTACATCTGATTTACAGGCTTTTGCCACAGAACAAGGTATAGACAATGCAGAAGAACTTACAGGAGCAGAGCTAAAGAAACTGTTAATTGAAAAGTTTGGATTATAAGGAGCTTGGCATGGAATACACCGCATTGGAGCAAGTCAAAATTAGACTTAAACAATTTCATATTGATACAGTTACAAATGATGATGAAACGACATCTGATGTGGTAGTGTTCGACAACAAGGAAGATAACCCACTCATTGAACAGCTCATTAGGCAAGCCACGGAAGATGTAAAAGCAAAAAGGTGTTATCCGGACACTTTTACTAATGATGATATAACTGCCGACTTAAAACAGTTTGAGAATGTCATTATCAATCTTGCTGTCTACGACCATTCACAAGCCGGTGAGAACTATATGAGCGCGTTAAGTGAGGGTGGAGTGAGCCGTACATGGAAAGACAGAGATAAGCTGTTTGTCGGAGTTTTTCCTTTTGTCAAAGTGCTATAAGCAAAAGAAGATTGTGCGTTACCAATATGGTAGCAGGCGGTACACATTAAGTGGTGGTGGGCGGTGTGCCAATTACCAAAGATGAAAGGCTGTAAGATGAAAACTTTAATCTATCAGACATACATTATTGCCTTACCAATTATCCTAACAGCGCTTTTGGGTTATATTGTTTGGCTTTTGCAAGAGCAGAAAAAGCAAAAAGCGATAGACACAAAAGAAAGAAATGAGCGCATTGAAGAGGAAAAGAAGCTACGACAAGCAAACGGAAAAGGTACAATGTTACTCTTACGAGTACAGCTTATCGAATACCATGATAAGTACATGAAGCTTGGCGAAATTCCCTCGTATGCGTATCAGAATTTTTGCGAGATGTATGACGCATACCACGCACTCGGTGGTAATGGCATGGTAACAAAAATGAAAAATGAGATTGAGGAAATCCATTTAGGAAAAGGAGGGAAAAGTTGATGGACTTTACACAAGTACCTACAGTAGTTGCTATTATGGTAATTACTTATTTAATCGGATATGCTTCAAAGCAGATACCACAGGTCAAAGATAATATTATTCCTATTATCGTAGGTGTAGCCGGTGGAATACTCGGCATTGTTGGAATGTTTGTAATTCCCGGTTATCCGGCAGACAACATTCTTGATGCAATAGCAGTTGGCATTGTGTCGGGCATGGCAAGTACCGGTGTTAATCAGATTTACAAGCAGATAAAGAAAAATGCTTGACATTAATAAACAAGCCATGAAATACGCGCTTCAAGGTCAAACTGTCACAGTCTATGAAAAAGACGAGGACGGAAATCTAAAGTTTTATGAGACAGAGGACGGAGAGAAGATATATTACACACATGAGGAAACAGGCTTTTCAGAGCCGGTTGATTTTAGGGCGAACATATCTTTTGACGGAGGAGAAGCACAGAACAAGGAATATGGCTTTAATACGGCTGATTTTGACGCTGTTTTACTGACAGATAGAGGAGAATATCCCTTTAAAAAAGGTGATGTTATTTGGCTTGATAGTGAGCCTACAAAAGATGCCAACGGATTAGTTGATTCAACTTCCGCAGACTTTACAATAGTGGGGGTCAAGCCCTCTCTATATTCAGTTAAATACATGCTCAAAGCAGTTGTGAAAGAAGTGTAATTATGAAGCTTGACATTTCCCTAACAGAAAAATCTATACAAGATGCAATAGACAAGCTTGAAAGATACAAAGACCGCTTACAAGACAAGTGCATAGCGTTTGTTGGAGAGCTTGCTAGTAACGGCATAACCGTAGCACAAGCAAATACAGGCAATTTTGGACACTATATCACGTTTAGTTACGAAATTAAAGATACAACAGACGGCTGTACGGCTATTGTGCTTGCTACCGAAACAGGACAGATACAAAGCACATGGCAAACGGCTGACGGACTCAAAACAGTTGATGTATCGCCTTTGCTTATGGCTGAATATGGCTCGGGTTGGAAAGCTAAACCACACTTTAATGACTCAAGGGGCGGTCAAGGCACTTTCCCAGGGCAGACGCACGCATTTGACAGCGAGGGTTGGTATTGGAGAGACGAAAGTGGAGAATTACACCATTCATACGGCATTACACCTACAATGCCGATGTATAACGCATTTTTAAAAATGGAAAATGACATTATAAGAACAGCACGGAAAATTTTTAGTTGAGGTGATAAAGTGGCAAGTCAAAATCAATGGGTATATGACCTTGAAAATCTCACATATGCGATTGTAAAAACCCGATGTGAGAAAAAATTGAAAAATAGATATCCTAAGCTAAAATTCACGCAAGAGGAACAGTCGGACAGTGCAACGGCTAGTTTCCCGACAGTGCTAGTTCAAGCACTCGAACCTATTGAACAGAATGAGGATTTAGAGCGCGAAAGAATAAATACAGTGCTATTTACAGCACAAGTAATTGTTACAACAAATAAAAGCCGTTCAGAAGCCTTGAATGTGGCGCAGACAGTGGCTAATGAATACAAAGTTATGTCATTCAAGCTGACAACGATTCCATTCGCTAGGAAAAACGGCAAAATATGGACAGCAACATTACGTGCTAGGCGGTCATTCGACTGGAACGATAGATTATAAGAGCCTTTTGGCTCTTATTTTTTTATGAAAAATTAGGAGGTAACAAAAATGGCAACAGGTTTAAAAAGTAGAATTGCTTACAAGACACCAACCGCATCTGCCACAAGTGGCGATTATTGGGCTGGAACTTACAAGCTCTTACTTAGAGCAAAATCAATTCCCTCACCATTCGGTTCACAGAACATGGTAGATACTTCAACTCTTGAAGATTTAGTAGAGACACAGGAAATGGGCAGACGTTCAGCCGGTTCTATGGAAGTTGAGGGAGCTTTTGAGAAGAAGTACAAAGACGAGATGGTAACTAACGAGGGCAAGAAGCTCGATTTCATCATTCTCTATGGTACAGACGGAAAAGGTTCAGAGGGTATCTGCGCTTTTATCGGTCAGGAGTCATTCGCCCCAGGTGAGGCTTCCGATGACCACTTAACAGGAACTGCGACTGTATCAGTTCAGACAGTACCTAAGTGGATTGAGGATAACTACGATGTTGCGGTAACGGAGGATGACCAAGGCTATCCAGCAGAAATCACACTCACAAAAAAAGGGTGAGCCAATCGGAAAAAGCCGTAGCGGTTGGCTATGATGATAGCACGGCTGACAGCGAACTTGAAGAAACAATATAGTAAGGTAATTGAGGCAGTTTTAATACTGCCTCTTTCCCTATATAAATTAGGGAGAAAGGGAAAGATAAATGAAAATTAAATTAAACGGAAAAGAATACACAGTTAAATTCGGATACGCACCGGTAGTTAAGAATAAGATTATTCCAAGGCTTGTAGGAATGGAACAACAGGGCGAGGGGCTTGAAGTCATTGACAACATGCTTGAATTTTTACCGGAGTTTTTACTTGTAGGTTTGCAGAAATTCCATGCTGACGAATTTGGCTTTGAATTTGATGATAAAGAAGCAAAAGAGAAACAGCTTGTAAAGGTATACGATTTACTTGACGATTACCTTGACCCGGAGAATGAAGAGGGTGGAGATTTACAGTCACTCTACAATGATTTGTCGGCTGAAATGGAGAAAAACAGTTTTTTATCGAAGATGCTGGCGAAAGAGGTACAGACAGCCAAGAAGAAACCAATCAAGAAGTAAAAGAGCTTACATGGGAAGTGTATTGCAATGAAATCCGCCCATATTGGCTTTTGGCAACTAAAGGCTATGGATTTAGCGTTGAGGACATAGATATGTCTTGTCCGGCTGATTTAGAGCCTTATTCAAAGGCTTATGTGCTCGAGCAAAAAGAAGCTGACTCAAACATGTGGGCTTGGTGGGGCACATACGGAATAAGCGCAACTCTTACAGCTATCGACAGAGCCTTAAATGGCAACAAGGCAAGAGCAAAATACATCGAAAAATCGTTAAATGAGCAATACTCAAAAGATAACGAGCCTAAATACAAGGAGTCTAACGAGGAAATTGCCGTTTACGAGATGAAGCAACGAATTAACGCATTAAGACAGTCAGGATTACCTGAAAGTCCTGATTAATGAGGTGACAAAATGGCATATAAAGGAATTGACGTATCGTCATATCAAGGGAATATTGATTGGAGTAAGGTTAAGTGGGCCGGAGTGCAATTTGCAATCCTTAAAATAATCCGCAAAGACCTTAATCCGGATAAAACCTTTGAGCAAAATTGGAAAGGTTGTACCGATGTAGGAATGCCAATACAAGGTGTTTATAACTACTCATACGCTGCAACAGTAGAAAAGGCAAAGACAGATGCACAGAGAGTGGTTGAGGTACTTGCCGGAAGAAAAACTTTCGTTTGGTTAGATGTTGAAGATAAATGCCAGCAAGGACTCGGACAGACACTTATTGATATTATCAACGCATATCAGAGTGTTATCAAGGGTGCCGGGCTTAACTTCGGTGTATACACAGGACTTAGCTTTTATAATCAGTACATTGCACCATACGCAAATCAGATTAATTGTCCGTTTTGGATAGCACGTTATCCATCCACTAAGGGAATGTCTATTGGTGATGAGCCTAACAGTGCAAAGAAGCCTGTTATACAGCATCCTCTGTATGGCTGGCAGTATTCGAGCGCATTTACTTGTAGCGGTCTGAATAACAGCACTGACGCTAACTTATTCTATATTGAGCTTGACAAGGGCGACGGAATAGAGAATAATCCGGCACCAACAGCAACTCCGACACCAATAGCAACTCCGGCAAAGAATAACGCTTGGAAAGGCAATGAGGAATATTACCTCGACAATGATAATGTAAGAAAATGGCAGCACGCTATGAATGTAGGCTTCGACCTCAAAGGAGCTGATGCACTGAAAGAAGATGGCAAGTTTGGAGCCAATTCACAGAGATTTGCTAAAAATCACAATTTGTGGAGCGGTCAGAGACATAACTGCCCGACAGCCATTAAGTGGTTGAGAAAAACTCTGCATGACAAGTATCATTTTTACAAACTTGATGCTGATTACAAAGAGTGGAGTGACTACCTCACTAAATGTGTCATGGTATTTCAAAAGAATAGAGGACTTAAGCAAGACGGATATGTTGGATTGATTACAACATACTATCTGCTCAAAGGATAAATACATGAGAGCTACTTTAGGGTAGCTCTTTTTTATTACAGGGAGGTGAGAAAATGGCAGAGAGCATTGAGCTTCAAATCAAGTCGGACGCACAACAAGCGACTAGAGCCATAGGCAATTTACAAGATAAGTTGCGAGGCCTTGGAGACACTCTCAATTCCCTCAATGGTGCAGGCATAAGCAATTTTGCGAGTGGAATGTCACAACTTGCAACATCACTTAGAAGTGTGAGCAGTATTGACACACGTACCTTTAGCAAGATTGCAACTAACATGGAGAAGCTCGGCAACCTTGATACTGCAAGACTTGTCAGCTCGGCAAGTGCCTTAAAGAGCATGGCAACAGAATTGTCGGGCTTTGCGAGTATCTCAAAACAATCAGCAGAGATTACACAGCTAACAGCTTCAATCTCAAAGCTTGGCTCAAAATCAGCCGGTTATGCTGCGGACAACATCAGGAACCTTGGTAGTGCCTTGAAAGAGGTAATGACAACATTATCTAGTGCGCCTAGAGTTAGCAACAACATTATTCAAATGACTAATGCACTTGCTAATCTGTCACAGCAAGGCTCAAAAGTCGGTTCAGCTAGTAGGTCACTTGTAACAGGCTTTTCAAACACAACTAAGTCGATTAAGAGTACAAGAAGCGGATTCAGGGGCTTAGCTTCAACTATCGGTAAGTTTTACGCAACTTATTGGATGGTTATGCGAGCTGTCGGGAAAATAGGCAGTGCAGTTGATTTAGCGAGCCAATTAACAGAGGTTCAAAACGTAGTAGATACCACGTTTGGCGATATGGCAAGCAAAGTTGATGATTTTACAAAAACATCAATTCAAGACTTTGGAATGTCTGAACTGACGGTTAAGCAAATATCAAGCCGTTTCCAAGCGTTAGGTACTTCTATAGGTATTTCATCGGAGCAAGTGGCAAATGGTACGGCAGTGACGAATAAAGCTCTTATGAGCCAAGCTAACACGCTATACAAGACTACAGACAGTATGGCTGATATGTCGCTTAATCTTACAAGGTTAGCTGGTGATATGGCTTCATTCTACGATGTAGACCAAGCCGATGTTGCAAAGAGCTTACAATCCATTTTTTCGGGAACAATAGCACCATTAAGGAGATACGGACTCGACTTAACACAAGCCACGCTTTCAGAGTGGGCTATGAAAAACGGACTTGACGCAAATATCAAGTCCATGACGCAAGCTGAAAAGGTATTGCTAAGATATAATTATGTCATGGCTAACACGCAAGCTGCGCAAGGTGATTTTGCTAAAACTGCCAACACTTGGGCTAACAGTGTAAGAGTCCTTAAGCAAGAGTTCCAAGCATGGGGCAGTATCATAGGTAGCGTAATAATCAATGCTCTAAAGCCGTTTGTTCAAGCCTTAAGCAAAGTAATGCTCAAGGTTATTAGCTTCACAAGAACTGTAGCTGACGCACTCGGAGCAATCTTCGGATGGACTATCGAGATAAGCGGTGGCGGTGCTACTGTTGACGGCATGGAGGACATAGCTGACGGAGTGGGCGATATTGGCGATAACGCTGATAGCTCCAATAAGAAAGCACAAAAACTGAAAAAGACATTGCTTAGTATAGACGAGATACACGCACTTGACGATAACAGCGACAGTGGCAGTGGTGGAGGTTCAGGCAGTGGCGGTTCAGGCGGTGGTGGAGCTGGCAGTGGAGTTGATAGCTCACTGAAAAAAACTGATGGACTACTTGAAAAATACAAATCATCAATCAAAGATTTATACTCACTCGGAAAGTACATCGGTGACGCTCTTGCGAGTGCTATGGAGAGCATTGATTGGAAGAAGATTTATCAGAAAGCTGACAATTTCGGAAAAGGACTTGCAGACTTCCTGAATGGCTTAATCAGCCCAAGACTTTTTTATGATTTGGGCGCAACAATAGCCGGTTCACTGAACACAGCTTTGCATTTCCTCAATTCATTCGGTACAACATTCGACTGGACTAATTTTGGCTTGTCGATTGCTAACGGCATTAATGGATTTTTTGAGAACTTTGATTTTGCTTTATTGGCAAAAACTATTAACGCATGGGTGCAAGGAATATACACCATGCTAACCACGGCAATTAAAAATGTGTCATGGAAAGACGTACTCAAAGGCATTACGGATTTTTTAAGCAATTTGGACATTAAAACTGTTGAGATAATAGTTGGTACATTGCTGATAAAAAAGATAATTTCACTAAAATTAGGTTCAGTGGCACTTGCTTTTATTGGAAAATCATTATCAAAAGCGATAGCACAGGCAATAGCTTCAAAAATTGGATTTGAGCTTGTAGAAGGAGCTGGCATTGGAACGGCAATAATGCAAGCATTTAAAACCATTTTTGCTTCACTATCAACAAATCTTGGATTACTCATAGAGGGATTATTCAGTGGTTTAAGTTTGGGTGATGCAATAACGGCTGCATTCGGAACAGGGGCAGCAGACCTATTAGCAACAATCGGTTCTGCTTTTTCGGCAATAGCCGGAACAATTTTATCTATCGTAAATTTTGTCAAAATGTTAAAAGACGGGTTTAGTTGGATAAATGAAATTCTAATGGTAATAGGTGTTGCATTGGCTACAATCGGAGCAATATTGGCTGGTGTGGCAGCATTGCCAGCAGTAATTGTTGGAGCAATAGTGGCAGCAGTCGCAACTATTGTTGTTGTGGTAAAAGATAATTGGAGTGCAGTTTGTGAACTGTTTTCAACAGTTGGCGATTGGTTCAATGGAAATGTCATTAAGCCTGTGGTTTCGTTTTTTAAAGATATGTGGAAAACCATAAGTGGCTTTTTTGGCTCCTTATGGAAAGACATAGTAACTGTGTGGCAAGGAGCTTCGAAATGGTTCAGTTCCACAGTAATTGAACCGATAGTTGGCTTTTTTAAAGGCTTTGCTACACGAGCACAACAGATTTTTCAAGGTATTTGGATAATAATTCAAGCAATTTGGATAGTAGCTTCGGGGTGGTTCAATAATAATGTAATCACTCCAATTTCAAATCTGTTTAATTTTTTAAAAACGTTTATACAGACAACGATACAGACAGCAAAAGATTTTGTATTTTCAACATGGCAAGGGGTGGCAAGTTGGTTTAGCGGTACAGTAATACAACCGATTTCAAACTTTTTTAATATGTTGAAAGCTGGCATAACATCGGCACTTAGCGTAGCAAAGAACTTTGTTATATCTACTTGGCAAAGCGTGGCGGGTTGGTTTAATGGCAATGTTATTTCGCCTATCACAAACTGCTTTAATATTATGAAAAACGGAATTACAAACGCGTTTAATTATGTGTGGAGTTCAATAAGAGGCGGTGTCACAGGGGCTATGAACTACGTTATTTCAAAAATAGAGAATGGGGTTAATTTTGTTGTCAGTGGAATTAACTCTTTATTAAGAGGATTTAACAAAGTTGTTTCTATGGCTGCTAAGGTGGCTGGTGCAAATTGGAACGGAGTATCGTTAGTCCCGAAAGTACATATTCCAAGGCTCGCCAGTGGCGGAATTTTCCCAAGGGGAGAGGACGGCATGGCTTTCATCAATCACAATGAGTTGGTTGGTACATTCTCAAACGGCAAAAACGTGGTAGCAAACAACCAACAAATCACAGAAGGAATTAAACAGGCTGTCATGGAGGGTATGGCACAAGTAATGATGAACTATAATGCTGGCGGAAACTCTGCACCTATCATTGAAAACGTGTTTAAGTGCGACAGTGAAACACTCTATCGCATGACACAGGTAGGCAAAGCAAAGCATGGACAACGATATATTGTAGCAAATGAATTTGGTTAAGACACTCACCCTTGTGTGGGTGTCTTTTTACGAGGTAACAATATGGCAATGATGTTAGTAGACGGAGTGGAATTACCTACTCCGTCAACTTTTGAATGGGGCATGATTGATGTGTCTGCAAGCGACAGTGGACGTACACAGGACGCTCAAATGCATAAAAACAGAATAGCACAGAAACGACAGCTTAAATTGTCATGGAGTGGTACAGACACGGCTAGGACAGCAAAGATACTTCAAATGGTGAACCCCGAATATATCAGAGTGACATATCCTGACGCTATGAGCGGTACTGATGAAACACGTACATTCTATGTGGGTGACAGAACTGCACCTATCAAGATATGGACTGTTGGTAATAAGAGGTATGAGGTATTAAGCTTTCCTCTCATAGAAGTATAAGGCGGTGATTAAATGCTAAACGTATCAGCTAAATGGCAAAGGGCAGTAATGCTCGATAATGACATAAACGTAAATTGTTTTGCTGACATAGTTACGGCAAGTGGCGAGAAAATCCCTATTAGTGATAGTGAGCTGTGGGCGAATGGCTTCGAAGTTAATGACTCAACATCAAGCAATGGTACTTTCACAATCGGGGCTTTGATTGCCGGAAAACTGAAAATTAAGCTGAATAATATTTATGAAGATTACAGCAAGTATGATTTTGATAAGGCAAGTGTAACAGCATATGTTTCAAAAAGCTTTTCTGACGGCACAACCGAAAAACTAAAAATTGGTGAGTATAGAGTCAGCGAGACAAGCTATGACGGCTCGCTCATAACGCTTACTTGCCTTGACAATATTAATAATTTTAATCGTGAGTATGACAGCAATTTAAGCTACCCTACGACAGCATATGAGGTAGTCAGAGACGCTTGTATTAAGTGCGATGTACCTTTTACTATGGCGAGATTTGATAACTCTGATTACGTGATTAACGAGATACCAAGCGATAATCAAAAACTCACATATGGACAGGCAATAGCTTATATCTTGCAGTTGAGCGGATTATGGGGCAAGTGCGGTCACGATGGCGAATTGCTTATCGGATGGTATGATATGAGCCAATTTGACAGTCAAGGCTACGATGGCGGAACCTTTAGCACTACCACTACACCATACTCTGACGGAGATACACTGAATGGTGGAAATTTCACCGACTATTCAAGTGGAGATATCGCTGATGGTGGAACATTTACAGAATCGAGAAATTACCACAATGTTTACACGCAAAAGGATTTGAATGTCGCGACCGATGATGTTGTGATTACAGGTGTTAAAGTTATTTTGACATCGAAAGAGGACAAGACAAAAGATGTTAATGCTCTTGCCGGAAAAGAGGGATATGTAGTCTCAATCTCTGATAATCCGTTTATTTCGGCAGACAAGGCACAGACAGTTGCAAACTATATCTTCAAAAAAATCGGTGGCATGAGGTTCAGGCCTCTTGATGCTACACTCTTGTCAAACCCATTGATTGAGAGCGGAGATGTGGCACTTGTGACGGACCGCAAGCAGAATACCTATAGCTGTTTTATTTCTAACCGAACGTTTACAGTTGGAAGTGGCACAAAAATTTCGTGTGACGCTGAAAATGCTTCAAGAAATAGTGCTGATAAATTTAGTAATGAGACAAAGGCTATCGTGCAAGCCAGGAAAGTTGCACAGGCACAATTAAGCGTATATGACAAGCAAATGCAATTGCTGACACAGCTAATGTCTCAATCGCTCGGACTTTTTAAGACTGAACAAGTGCAAGAGGATGGCTCAATTATTTACATTATGCACAATAAAGCCGACCTTAAATCGAGCAATATACAGTGGAAAATGACAGCTAATGGCATGGCTGTATCAAGCGATTATGGTAAAACGTGGAATGGCGGAATTGACAAAGACGGAAACGCTATTTTCAATGTCATGTCGGCTATCGGCATTAATTTTGACTGGGCGCATGGTGGAACACTTACTTTAGGCGGGGAAAACAATGTAAGTGGTGCGCAGTATGTTAAGGATGCAAAAGGTAAAACACTGGTCATCCTTGACAATAAAGGCTTGACACTTGATAGCAGTGTGAAAATTGCTTGGGTTAATGTGGCTGAAGCTACTGCTAAAGTCACTCAAATAACCAAAGACACAGTGACTACAAGCTATGTAGATGCACTTAGTGTTAAGGCTGGTTCAGTTGACGCAGAGGACATCACAGGAACAACAATTACTGGCAAGAATATTGTGGGCGGAACAATTAATATTGGCAGTGGAGTGTTTGCAGTTGATAGCGATGGAAAAGTAACCGCTTCAAATCTTAATATGTCCGGTGGAAGTATTGCACTGAACGGAAATTTAAGTAATTCAACGATTGATTTAACAGCTACTGACAATTCGGGAAACAATTATGAGCTTTGGATGAATGGTGCGGTCTTGCGAATTGTTAAAAATGATGAGAATTTGATTACACTTTATGGAGCCACAGGCTCTATAGGTGCACAGACAATGTATGCTCAAGAGATAGGCTCTGATAAATTCAGAGAAACCGATAGAGGATATGCAATGTGTGGCAATGCAACAGGACATACATACCATTGTGACTGGGATGATACTGCTTTGTGGTTTCAAGTTGATGATGCTTGGGTATGGAGTTCGTCAGACAAACGCTTAAAAAAGAATATTAAAGCAATTAATCAAGATTACATTGATGCAGTAGGCTCGGTCGATTTATTTCAATACAATCTTAATAGACAAGGATATTCAGACAAACCATTATATTTTGGAGCAATGGCGCAGGATATAATCGAGAACCTTAAAGATAAAGGACATGCCGATGAAAACCTTAATATGATTTTCAAGAATAAAGTCACATCGGATGATGATACACTGTACTATGGCATGAACTATGAGCAATTCATAATTCTAAGGCTTGCTGGAGACGAGCAGAAGATTGATAAAATGCAAAAACGCATAGATGAATTGGAAGATAAGTTTTCAAGATTGTGTCAGAAATTAGGCATTGACGAAAGTGAGGTATAGCTTATGGCAATTCAAATGAGACGAGGGGCATACGCGGAGTTTGACCCCTTAAAAATGAAAGCCGGAGAATGGGCGGTATCGACTGACTCCGACACAAAAAAACAGCAGATATGGATGTGTTTCGCACCCGGAATAGTTAAGCGAATGGGAACTGTTGAGGATTTTGACGTTGAAATTCAAAGACTTATTCAGGGTTATCTTGACGGCATGGCAGAATCGGTAGAAAAGGCTCAAGAATCAGCACAAACTGCGACAGAAAAAGCTACCTCAGCAAGCAGTTCTGCTTCACAGGCTCAAAAATCAGCGCAAACCGCTTCACAAAAAGCAAACGAGGTCGCACAAGCTTCAGGAAAGATTGATACGGCGGTAAGTCAAGCAAACGCAGCTACAAAGGCTGCAAATGAAGCCGCGCAAAGAGCAGAACAGCAAGCCGGACTTGTCGAGCAAAAAGCAAACGGAAGAGGTATTACTTTTTCCGTGACAAGTGCCGGATTACTCAATGTAAGCAAGGAGGATTAGATATGAGCGGAATAGACATTATATCAGACACAACAGGGCAAGCAATTGTTGAGAGTATTAAAGCCCTTGGCACAAAATTAAGCGAGGGAAGAGTTATTTATGGTGTTCACATCAACAGTGCGGATAGTAACCCAAAAACTAGAGTCAGATATTTAGCAGACGCAGTAGGTATGACTCCGGCACACATGAATTTCACAAGCGGAACTTTTGATTACGGCTCATGGGCGAATGCCTTTTTTATGCCAAGACCATGTATGCTTAAAACGAATGGACAGGTCGACTATTACCTCAATGAAAACGACTTGGCTAAAAAAATAGATGGCAGTGCGTCGGATATAGCAAACGTTGATTACGATGGAAATGCTATGATGGAATGGGGCAATGGCACAGACATTATATGGTGGAAAATTGCACCCGACAAAGGCAATCCAAACAGTGCAAGCCTTTATGTTGCCAACTACCAAGCTGATAAAGATTTTAAAAATCTGAATTTCATTGATATTAACGGCAATGAAAAATCTCATTTTTACACACCAATTTATAATGGCTCGCTTGACAGCAACAATAAGCTACGCTCAATAAGCGGTCAAACAGTTATCAAATCAAAAACAGCCAGTCAAGAAATGACATATGCAAGAGCTAATGGTACAGGCTATGAAATCGAGCAGTACGTTGACAGGCTCTTGCTTAATATTTTACTTATCATCATGGGAAAATCTACCGACACACAAGATGTATTCGGACGAGGCATGAGCGAAAATGCCAGTGATGAAAACTTATTGCTTAAGACCGGCACAATGAATAGCAAAGGCTTATTTTGGGGCGAAAATGCCGGAAAAGCCGGAGTTAAAGTATTCGGTATGGAGAATTATTATGGCAATCAGTGGCGAAGAACAGTTGGGCTTATCCTTGCTAATGGTACGGCAAAGGTTAAATTATCCCCATCCGTAAAAGACGGAAGTAGTGCAACCAACTACAACACTGACGGAACAGGATATATTGAGATACCTAATTCAACTCCTAGTGGTACAAGTGGTGGATATATCAAAGATATGCTATATACGGCATTAGGCATGTTCCCAACATCAATTACAGGCTCATCATCGACCTATTATCCTGATGGTTGTTGGTTTAACATTGCAATTATAGCCTTTGCTCTTTTCGGTGGCTCCTTGTACTACGGCCGCCCTTGCGGCGCGTTTTTCGTGGCCTTGGACAACGGGGCTGGTTCTGCGTGGTGGGCCGTCGGGGCTTCTCTTTCCTACAAATAACTTGCAACAGGGAAGAGGGAATTTCTGCCTAAGCAGAAAGGGAGAAACCGCGTTTCTCCTAAGAAAATTTGTAACTATAAACGTGTGTAGTTAATTTTATATAAGGGATTTAGTCTGCGCCTTTGCTCTTTTCGGTGGCAACCTGAACAACGGCCGCCATTGCGGCACGTTTTACGTGAACTTGAACAACGAGGCTGGTAATGCGAGGTGGAACATCGGGGCTTCTGTACCTATCATTCATGGAATAAAATGAATGCAGACTAAATTCCGTACCCCTTGGTAAAAATTAACTCGATGCAAGCTACTGCTAGTAGTAGGATATGGTCGAACGTGGTAGAGAGGATAGGAAGAGAATACGTATGAGAACATACAGAAATCTATATGCTGAATTTATTTCAGACGAAAATATAATACTTGCAATTAAGAATTTCTCTAAGGGTAAAAAGAGAAGAAACAAGGTTAGGAAAATTTTAGCAGACCTTGATACATACATACCCAAAATTAGAGAATATGCGATTAACTTCACACCTTTTGAGCATAAGCCCAAAGAAATATATGACGGAATATCACGAAAGAAACGTAAGATAGTAATACCGACAGTTATGGAGTCAATAGTACATCACATGATAGTAAACGTGCTTAAGCCCATGTTTAACAAGGGAATGTATGAGCATAGTTATGGCTCGGTTCCTAAGCGTGGCGGTGCGTATGGCAAGAAATGTATATGCAAATGGATAAGGCAAGGCGGTAAGACCATTAAATATTGTTATAAGCTTGATGTGAAGCAATTTTACGCTAGTATTCCACAGGATAAATTAATTGAAAAGCTTAAATCTAAAATCAAAGATTTTAAATTCATGCGGATTGTTGAAAATGTTATATACTGCGTGCCGAATGGCTTACCACTTGGCTTTTATACCTCTGTATGGTTTGCTAACTGGTATTTAAGTGAGCTTGACCATGAAATCAAATCACTCGGTATCGAACTGAAATATGCACGCTATGTTGACGATATGGCTATATTTTGTGCAAGCAAAAAGAAATTGCACCAGGTAAAAGCCGTGATTGACAACAGGCTTGCAGAATTAGGGCTGATAGTCAAGGTGAACTGGCAGATATTTCGTTTTCACTATTTGCCCCGAAATCCATATGTCGGCAAGAACGGAAAGCCAGCAACATATGGCAGACCACTTGATTTTATGGGATATAAATTCTATAGGAATAGAACTACCTTAAGAAAAACAATCCTTAAGAAAATAAGAGCTAAGGCAGTTAGAATATGGCAAAAAACAAAGGTTACAATATTTGACTCAAAACAAATGGTTTCTGCTCTTGCGTGGATTAAAAATTGCGATATTTACGATTATTACAGGGAACATATTAAACCATTTATAGATTTCGGAAAACTAAAACACAAAATTTCAACAGTAGACAGAAAGGCAAGGTGTATTGAATATGACAGAATACAAGCTCGTAGAGAGTATGCAATCGGACAAGCCGCTTGACATTGACACAACATCTTCTCCGAATATCGTTTATCAGCGAAAAAATATTAAATCGGTTGAAGCAACAGGGAGTGAGGACGATTTTACTTACAAGCCTAAGCATTGGGAGTACGAGGAGCGAGAGCTGACACAGGACGAATACTCACAGTATCTTATTGCTATGGAACAGGCAAAAGAGATTAACGAGCACTCCGATGAAGAAGCAATAGACAACTATACAAGGCAGTTAATGGATGAGGGGGTGCTTTAATATGAGAATATTAGTTGAAAGTCTTAAAAGGCTATACGAGAGCGACAGAGTAACCAAGGAAGAATTGCTCGACAGAGTGGCAAGCGGTAAAATATCGCAAGAGGAATATGAGTACATTACTTCGCAATTAGAATAAAAAAGAGAGGGAACTTTCCCTCTCTGATTATTGTCCTATAAATACTCCAACATCATCTGCGAATGGATTGAAATTGTAATCCATTTCAATACTTTGTGCGTTTGTTGGAACTTCAAACGATATATCGACATTTCCGGTTCTACCCGGTGAAAGCTCTAAAATCGAAGAGCTGTCAGTCAAATAAAGCTTGTTTTCGACTTGCACGTTATCAGCATATCCGGTTGCATTAGTATAAGAAAAACTAAATGTTTCGTCACTATTATTTACCACCTGAAAGCTAAAAGTAACATATTTATATCCACTTTTAGGCTTTTCGTAATCATAATTCGTATTTTCATAAAAATTAGTTAAAGTTACATTTATGTTGTCTTGATAAGTTATTCCCTCTCCGACACGAGCTTCAATCCTTTGATAATCTTGCGAGGAATCACCCTCTGTCTCGGTTTCTATTTCACTTTCAACTTGATTATTGGACTTCTTGCCACTTTTAGTGGTGTCAGTACTTGAATGGTCTACAAAAATCAATCCTAAAGCAGAAAGAACACATATCACAATAGCAACAATCGAGCCAACATGACGCTTTGGAATTTGTTCTGAACTCTTAAGAGCTAAATCAATGATAGCAAGTATCAGTGCTGTTATGATACATATTACATCAAGAAAAAGTGGTGCGCATAGTATAAGCGGTAGGCAAAAGCAAATAGCTATTGTGCTTAATACAGAATCTTTCTTTTTAAACGGCTTATCTTGTATGTATAAATTTACATAATAGTTTGAAGTCTTGCGGTCAACGAGATAGTTACTCTCGATATGCCTACAAACCATTTCCATATTGCCTTGATAATACTTATCTAAATCACCAATATTAACATAATGATTGTTAATGCAGTATTCTCTGTATCTTTTCATATAAAAAATCCCCTTTCCAGTTCTTTTATCCTATTTGGTGCTAGAATATAAATAGTACAAGCCAAAATGAGAAATTCCAAATACACATAAGCATGGTACAATAGAAACATGCTGAAGGAGGATCTCATATGGCAAAGCAACATGACAAACAATT